TTCTTAGTATCAATCCCGTTAGCCATTACAATTTATATTTTATTACACTCAATATTTTTAATCAAATCAATATGCAAAAAAATCATTATCAGATGAGCGAGAGTGCGTCAGCACAAATCGAGATTGACTACCTCAGAGATGAGGTAGCAAAGTTAAAGGAGCAATTAAAAGATGAGAAGGTGGCACGTGAGTTGCTCAGAAAGAAAGGGTTCTATGTCGAGACTCTATGGAGCCTTGACGATGTCACGGCTAATTATGTTTGCTCACAGGAACAGGCACACAGGGTGCTTGAGTTGGCATTAAAGAACGAGGCCACTATGGAGCAAGTATGGTGGGCAATTGACGATGCGGCTGAATCATTAGAAATCAAATCAAATCAAAACTAATATGGAAAATGTAATCAATGCTACGCCAAAGGCTACGTTCTACCTGAACGAATTGGCATCGGAACTAACGGCACTTATCATCGACAAGAAGTATGAGAATACGGGAGTCGTAACAATGAGAGCAAAGAATAACATTATGACTTATGTTGGACATATTCAATATGAGTATGACACAATTTATGATGAGGTATTTGAATATTTAACACGCAATCAAATCAAATAATATGGAAATGAAAATCACTCAGGAAGTAAGCAGAGAAATCTTAGAAGATATCTTTGTAACAGCATTGGAAGGTGGTAGTAACTATTGGTACTACTTGCCTGACAATTCAGTTGAAGCAATCAGGAAGGCGGTACCTAAAAAGGAAGACCCATATTTGAGCACGGCAATCCTGAAAGCAATCTTAGACCACGATGTAAAGGTTGCAATAAATGACGCAGAAAACGAAGAAGAAGTAATTGGAGTTATTACTCGAAGCACTATGCAAGGAAGGTTACAGTTACTTGCAGATAGCAAAGAAAATAAATGGGCTTTGGAAAGACATATCAGGGAGCAAGGTGATGCGGGTTCAGCAGATATAGTATTCCAATACCTAACAATGGGGGAGGTAGTTTATGGATAAGCAAGAAACATTAATCGATAGACTGAGGATGTTGCAAGAGCAAGCGTCTTCATTAATTCAGGAGTTGGAAGCCAATCCAAACTTTCCTGATGGGCATATCATTACAAAAGAGTCTTGGGACAACGCAGACAAAATCATCCACGATGGGTTTGTCTATGTGAAGTACACTGACCTATTGTTTTATAAATAAATTGTACTATCTTTATACAAGAATTAATCAAATTAACGGGAGCCTTGTGCTCCCATAAAATCTAATCAAATGAACGCTATACCAACATTAGAAGACTTTAGCAACACGGGACGATTCACAAGTAGAGAAGCATATCTTGAAAAAAATCCTGACGCAATACTCCACAAAGACTGCACTGACGTAGTTATGTACATTGGTGGACATATCATTCAGGTATTGAAATCAGCCCAATTTATGGTGGACGAAGGATTTAAAAGTATATCATTAGACGAGGCAGAAGGATGGTTGTTTGTAAAAAAAATTAGCAAATAAATGAACTATGTATGAACATATTCACTATATTTGTTCTCAAATTAAATTAAGTTATGAAGCACGATGTATTCAATCAATACGTAGAAAGGGTTGCCGACCTATTTGGTGTGGCAAAGGAAGATATATTCTCTAAGTCAAAGAAGAGAGAGTATGTAGATGCAAGGCACTTGGTTTACTATCTATGTGCTAAGAGACCAATGCAGATAACGTACATTCAAAAGTATATGAATGATGCGGGGTATAAAATCAAGCACTCCTCTATCATCCACGGCATCAGCTCAGTTGAGCAGAAGATAGCAGAAGACAAAGACTACGTGTCTATTGTCAAGGATGTAGAGAGAGCAGTTTTTATTTAGTCTAATTAATCAATAATCAAATCAAATCTAATCAAATGGAAAACCAAAAAACAGTTTTCGAAAGGCTATCCGCCATCAATGTGAACGACCACGTTGAAAAGAAAAGTAATCTGACGTATTTATCTTGGGCTTGGGCTTGGTCAGAAACAAAGAGAGCGTGCCCTGACGCTACGTACAAAATCGGGGAGACTACCTATGACGATGCACTTGGGTTTATGTGCCACACTACCGTGACCATCGAAGATGAAACGCTTGAGATGTGGTTGCCGGTGATGGATGGTGCGAACAAGTCAATGAAGAAGACAGCTTACACTTATAGCACACGCTATGGTGACAAGACAGTCGAGGCAGCTACAACTTTCGACATTAACAAAACTATTATGCGTTGCTTAGTTAAGAACTTAGCGATGTTTGGGTTGGGGATTTATATCTATGCCGGTGAGGATTTACCTGAGGGAGACTCTACGTCTACAAAAGTTGAGGCTCCTAAGAAGACAGCTCCGGCAGTAGGTGATGGCTTGGTTGACTTAAAGAAAGGTACTGACAATTGGGATGCGGTTGTGAAATATGTAACCACTAACAAGGCTTTAGGCATTGAGAAGATTGGTGCTCAGTTAGTACGTAAGTACAAAGTTAGTCCGGCATTGAAGAAAGAAATCGCTAACCTTATAAACTCATAATAATGGCAAACATAGATGTTATATCAGTACTACGTGATGACAACGAGTACTACAATGGTATTGGCAAACAATACCTATCCAATTCAGACATAGGCATATTGCTTAGTAATCCTCAAGACTTTGGTAAGACACGTGAAGATAACAAAGCGTTTATGGATGGCAGATACTTTCACCAATTAATCTTGGAGCCTGAGAAGGCGAAGGCTATGCCATTTGTAGATGTTAGCACACGTACTACCAAAGAATACAAAGCATTCTGCGAAGAGAACAACTTACCTTTTTGTATGCTAAGGAAGGAGCAAGACGAGATTCAAAACCTTGTGAACATTATCAACGGGAACATTGCGTTTTATGATGAGATTTATAAAGCCGGTAATCAGTACGAGACTCCGGCAGTTGCTGAGATTCAAGGTATGATGTGGAAAGGGAAGGCTGATATTGTCACTGACAATGCGGTGATTGACCTTAAGACTACAAGTGATATTCATAAGTTCAAGTACAGCGCTAAGTCATATAACTATGATAGTCAGTGCTACATTTATCAGGAACTATTTGGCAAGCCATTAGTGTTCTACGTGATTGATAAAGGTACCGGAGTTTTAGGTATCTTTAGACCAACGGAGGACTTTGTAAAAGGTGGCGAAGCTAAGGTGGGTAAAGCGATTGAGGTGTATAATAAATACTTTAGCGCTAAACCAACAGATGATATAGTGAACTATTACATTGACGAGTACTTGTTATAAAATTTGCATTCCCCCAATGCGAGTGTCTTCAAAGACACAGGCAGTCAGGAGTCGTTGCGGTAAACGAAAGCTGAGATTAAAGACCTCAGTCTGCTCTTGTAGGTTCGAGTCCTACCCTGACTACAACTAACTATTAGCTTAGCCTCAGAGGTTAATGGTTGGTATAAATAGACTGAGGCAACAAATAAATTTAGAACGATGGCAAACGAAGAAAAAATCTTTGCAGACGGATTCTCATTCAAGAGAAACGAAAAGGCACCTGACTTTGTAGTTGGGAGATTATCAATGAAAGTAGATGAAGCGGTAGCGTTCATCAGACAGCACGAGAAAGGTGGATGGGTAAACCTTAACATAAAGACTGCACGTAGTGGCAATCATTATGTTGAGTTGGATACCTATGAGCCGACTGCTCACAGTGGTATGAAACCACAATCAGAGACAGTTGCTACTCCGAAACAAAAAGCACCTCAACCTCAGGTAGCTGATGAAGAAGAAGAGGTACTTCCATTTTAAAATTGACACCAATTTAGAAACAAGAATTGGGGGAGTGAAAACTTCCCCTTTTTTTACCTCTAATGCGTGACGAAAATGTCGATGTGTTTTCCCTATATTCTCTATATGTGTTTTTCTATTCTTATTATTTTTTTAAATTATATTCTGAATAAAAAATTGACATAATCGACATTAATACTAATAATCAAATAGTTAGATACTTAAAACCGACATAAAACCGACATACAATGGTACATAATGTGACGATATTCCAAAATATTAGAGATACTGACACGCCATTCTTCCGAGATGTACACGTTATACTCGAGAGAATTAAGGACGGAGCCGGTGCTACTAAGGATTTGGTTAAGAAGATACGCTTAGAGAAGCGTAAACCTGAGAGGCAAGAACTAAAGAAGCAATTGCCGGCAATATGTTTCAGTGGTACATTCAACAAGAGGACAGACGCATCATTGATTGAGCATTCAGGATTGATATGTTTGGACTTCGATGGATATACAAAGCAGAAAGAGTTATTGCAAGACAAAGAGAATTTATCAAAGAATAAGTATGTGTTCTCTGTATTCATTTCCCCTTCGGGTAATGGGCTGAAAGTTTTGGTGAAGATTCCGGCAGATGCAGAGAACCATACAATGTACTTTAATTCATTAGAAAAGTACTTTAATTCGACTTACTTCGATAAGACGAGCAAGAACCTCAGTAGAGTTTGTTACGAGTCATATGACCCTCTAATTGCGATTAATGAGAATAGTAGTATTTGGGATGTGATTGAGGAACCTGAGTACACTGAGGTAAGTAAGACAAGAGACAAGGCAACAATTCCTATTACGGATGAGAATAAAATTGTGGAGATACTTGTAAAGTGGTGGGAGAAAAAATATCCTATGCACGAGGGACAGCGTAATCAGAATGCGTATGTACTTGCGATGGCGTTCAATGACTTTGGTATTAACAAGAGCCTTGCATCGTATGTACTCAATCAGTTTGCGTCAGATGACTTTACGCTTAGGGAGATTGGAACGACCATCGACTCTGCGTATAGACATACTGCGAACTTCGGCACCAAGTACTACGAGGATGAAGAGCGTATTAATACCATTAAAGCAAAGCTAAGACGTGGTGTATCAAAAAAAGAGATTCGCATCCAACTGCAGGACTCCAATTTGGACAGCGATACTATCGAGTCTGTACTAAATAAGGTTGAGGAAGAGAATGCGATGCAGACATTTTGGGACAGGAACGACAGGGGAGTCATCAAGGTTGTGCACGTACAGTTCAAACAGTTCTTAGAAGACAATGGATTCTATAAGTACTGCCCTGAGGGTGGTAAGAATTATATATTCGTAAAGGTTACCAATAACTTGATTGACCATACGAGTGAGAAAGAGATTAAGGACTTCGTGCTTACGCACTTGTTGGAGTTAGATGACATTGGTGTGTACAATTACTTCGCTGACAATACGAGATTCTTCAAGGAAGAGTTCTTGTCATTGCTATCAACGATTGAGATTTACTTCATTGCTGATAACAAAGATTCATCGTACTTGTACTATAAGAATTGTGCGATTAAGATTAGCAAAGAAGGTGTGACAACGCTCGACTACTTGGACTTGGGAGGGTACGTGTGGAAAGACCACGTGATAGATAGGAACTTCAACCTATGTAGTGTGACTGAAAGGTGTGACTTCAAAAAGTTTGTGAGCAATATCAATGGCGGTGACCCAAGCAGAGTTAAGGCGATGGAGAGTACGATTGGATTCTTGCTACACGGATATAAGAACCTATCATTTTGTCCGGCTGTGATTCTAAATGATGAGGTGATTAGTGATAACCCTGAGGGTGGAACCGGTAAGGGTCTACTGATGAGTGCGCTAAGTAAGATGAAAAAATTAGTGGTGATTGATGGCAAGTCATTTGCTTTCGAGCGTAGCTTCGCTTATCAGTTGGTGTCAGCAGATACGCAGATACTTTGTTTTGATGATGTGAGAAAGCATTTTGACTTCGAGCGTTTGTTCTCAGTTGTTACTGAGGGTCTGACACTCGAGAAGAAAAATAAGGACGCCATCAAGATACCATTCAGTAGGTCTCCAAAGATTGCCATCACTACGAACTATGCAATTAAGGGTGCGGGTAATTCATTTGCGAGAAGAAAGTGGGAGTTGGAACTTCATCAGTACTACAATAAGGAGTACACTCCGCTTGATGAATTTGGTAAGTTGATGTTTGGTGATTGGAATGACGATGATTGGTGTGAGTTTGACAACTATATGATTGGTTGCTTAACGAACTATTTAAAGACGGGACTTGTGAAGAGCAAGTTTGTGAACCTTAAGATTCGTCAGTTGTCAGCAGAGACTTGCCACGAGTTTATTGAGTGGTGTGGTCTTGTAGATACGCATCATAACAGAGAGGTAATGTTGCAACCGGATGTTAGGCTTTATAAGAACGAGTTGTATGCTAACTTTGTGGATGAGTATCCTGACTACGGGCCTCGAGGTAGAATGAGTATAAGCAGAACCAAGTTCTACAAATGGCTTATTGCTTATGGTATTTACAAGGAAGGAGTGATGCCACAAGAGGATAGAGACCAACAAGGTAGATGGATAATAATTAAAAGCAAACCTGAGGGACTTGAAGAAGCACCTTTTTAAAATTAAATTATGAAACTAAATTCAAGCATACCAAGTTTTAAAGCAATGGTAAAGAAATCTTACTTTACTAAAGATGAGAAAGATAGCAATGAATACTACAATGTTTACGTATTTGGTATTCAGTCTTGCGGGGGTAAGATACTTACCTTTCACGTTATGACGGACTCGGGAATGCTAAGGAGCAGAGTACCGCTATCAGAGATATATACCAAAGTACCAACAAATGACATACCATTTAACTATAAGCAGTTATGGGATTGCTTTAGTGAGAACGTGGCCGTTGTTGAATACGACTTCTTAGCGTTTCATAGATGTCAAGTTGTGCTAAGAGATGGCACTAAGGTATGGGCTACCTATATATTGACAGTGGATTGGTTTAACAATCCTTATAGTGATGAGCCGTCTGACTATAAATGTGGGCATATCTTGGAGGCAGATGATGGGTACCTACTTTGTATGCCTAACAATAGAATCTTTTGGAAAGACTCTAACTTTGTGACAAAGCAATTGCCTGAAGATTTAAAGCAGTTTAAGGTAGATACCGAACTTCATTCTGTAGAAAATCAATCAGACAGATGGGTAGCTGAGGATACCAATTCATTTTATTACGACATAATAAAAAGCAAATGACACAAGAACAAACAATTCACGTAGGGATAGTTAATTCATTTAACTTAATTACTGAACGAAATAGTTTTGAGGAGATAGTTGAATCAGACTTAAGTCTATTTGCTCACAACCCTAACACAGACCCATCCATTGAGGTGATTAACTTTATGATAGACTACTTCAAGTCTTACGAGATGTTTGAAAATTGTGTAGAGTTGATGCAATATCTTGGCGAAAATTATGACGATAATGGCGTGTTTATACATAAAGAGTGTGAATGTCAATTGCCATTGATAACAGAATATAGCGAAAAGATGTATTGCGGAACCTGTAATCAACGATTAAAAAAATGACAAACATAATAGATAAGACGTCAGGTGCCACAAACAAATCAATGTGGGACTATTGCGAAGCGCTCAAGCGTGTGATACTGCAGAAGACAGAGGTTAAGGTTGGTAGAGGCAAGAACATTGAGACCCTTGAGATGTACAAATACAAGAACAATGCTGAGACTGTTGAGAAAATTCTCAATAGCTGCGAGCATTATAAAAAATTACACGAGATGGAAAGTGCGCAAGAATTTAACTATAGAGACTATCAGATAGAGATTATCGAGAAGGGTTATCAGATACTTTCCAAGTATAGCTTCTTGTATTTGGCAATGGAGGTTCGTACCGGCAAGACCTTGACAAGTCTTGGTATAGCTGAGCGTGTGCACGCAAAGAATGTACTATTTATTACCAAGAAGAAGGCTCTGAGTAGTATATCCGATGACTACTCAACGCTTAGCCCTTCATATAATATGCAAGTAATCAACTACGAAAGCCTACACACCGTAATGGATGAGCAGAGATGGGACTTGATTATCTGTGATGAGGCACACGGGATGGGTGCATTCCCCAAACCAAGTGGCCGAGCAGAGTTAGTGTCTGAGGTTATAAGAAGATGTAAGCCAAAGGTGATATTGCTATCAGGTACACCAACACCTGAGTCGTATTCTCAGATGTACCATCAGGTCTATGCCATACCGAACAATCCATTTAAGGAGTTTAAAAACTTCTACCGCTTCTGCGATAAGTATGTAGCAGTCAAGCAGCGTAAGATTAATGGACTACTTGTAAAAGATTATAGCAATGGCTTAGAGACCATCCTCAAGGAGATGGAGCCGTACACTATTAACTACACACAGCAAGAGGCAGGCTTTATGACAGAGACCACAGAGGAGATACTTGAGGTAGAGATGAAGGAGTCTACCTATAAACTTATCAAAAAGTTAAAGAAGGACTTAGTTGTAGAGGGTAAAGAAGAGTTAATTTTAGCAGACACACCGGTTAAGTTGATGATGAAGGTGCATCAGTTGTGCAGTGGAACGATTAAGTTTGAGAGTGGAAGCTCAATGATACTCGACCTTAGCAAGGCTGAGTTCATCAAAGAGCAGTTTGATGGGTGCAAGATTGGAATCTTCTACAAATTTAAAGAAGAGTACAATGCACTCAAACAAGTATTTGGCGATGACTTAACCTCTGAGTTAAGTGTCTTTGAAGACACCGGTAAATCTATAGCTTTACAAATCGTATCCGGACGTGAAGGTATCTCTTTACAAAAAGCAGAGTACTTGGTTTACTATAACATAGACTTCAGTGCTACGAGTTATTGGCAGAGCAAAGACCGAATGACCACAAAGGAACGCCTCGAGAATCAAGTGTATTGGATTTTTGCAAAGGGTGGTATTGAATATGACATCTATAAGGCCGTTACAAAGAAGAAAGACTACACACTAAAACATTTCGAGAAGACGTTAATAGAATAAATACTAATTTTGTAATATGAGAATAAAAAACCAATTGGGCATAGAATACTTGGAAAAATTCCCTTCTATAAGTAAAAGTTCAATAGCTGCAAAACTATACAACGACAATGCTCACATATTTTCAAATGTAGAAGATGCAAGAACAACTTTAAGAAGATTGACAGGAGCTAATAAAGAATTTTCGTCAAAGAAAATTAATATACCACACACACCTGACTTACCTCCTTCTATTATGAAGAACAGGGAGTTTGTTGATTTGCCAATTAGTAGCAATAAGATTTTATGGTTAAGTGATATTCATATTCCTAATCAAGATAATGATGCACTTAATTTAGCAATTGAATATGGAGTTAAAAATAAAATAAATTGCATTGTATTAGGAGGGGACTTGTTGGACAACACACCTTTTACTAATCACGATGCGCCACCTCCATCAGCAAATGATGTAATAGATTGGTTTGAATATTGTCAAATATTCTTAAGCCATTTAAGAACTAAGTTTCCTAAGGCGCATATTGTTTGGATAGAGGGAAATCACGATAATTGGTATGTTAGATATTTAATGAAGAAAGCACCAATGCTTTTTAATGATGAATATTTTAGACTACCACAAAGGCTTGACCTTAAAAAATATAATGTAGATTTTTACGAACAGCATATTGTAGTTCGTGCGGGTAAGCTACATATGTTACACGGTCACACAATTGTAAGAGGATTTATGGCACCGGTCAATGCTGCACGTGGAGTATTTATGAGAGCAAAGAGTTCAATGATTATAGGACACGTTCACGCTACCTCAAATCATTCAGAGACCAATATAAAAGAGGAGCCTATATCTTGTTGGAGCACAGGATGTCTTTGTACACTTGCTCCGGATTATGACCCTCATAATACCAAACATAACTTAGGATTTGCGCATATATTAGTGGAAGATAATGGAGAGTTTGAAGTGATTAACAAAAGAATAATCAACAATAAAATACACTAACAAATGCTAAGGGTGAAAAAAATATTCAGCTTTGGTAGGGTTATTAATGATGACCTATACCATCGTGTACAGATGATGGACAGGAATATTTTTTCAGGATGCAATGATGAGTTCCAAACAAACAGAGAGTGGTGGGTATTCTTAGATGATAAAGGAAGTATTGGAGCATATTGTGGGTCGATATATGCAGAAGGGATTTGTATATTTATCAGGGCTTGGGTTAAAAAATCCTATAGAGGAAAAGGAATCCAAAAGAAATTGATAAGCACAAGACTAAGAGCAGCAAAACAAAAAAATTACAAAGTAGCTATAACTTATACTACTCCTAATAACTATCCAAGTGTAAATAACTTGATAGGAAAAGGCTTTAAGTTTTACTTTCCTGAGTACGCTTATGGAGGTAAAGAGATGTTATATTGGTCAAAGCAGTTGTAAATATGCGCATATATCCGTATTTATGCGCATTCATACACTTATTCGTACGATAATGTGTCATAAAACGCACTTTTTGACACATATTTGTCCCATATAAGTCAAATTAATGGTTTATAATTTTAAAAAAGGTAGTAGTATTACTACCAATTATATAAAAAACTTATGATAAAATGTATTTGTATAGACGATAAGAATCGTCCAAGTAAAGTGCCTGAATCTAAATGGGTCAAAAAAGGGCAAGAGTACACTGTTATTTTTACCTTAATAGTTCTCCCACAGAAAACTTTAGCAGTTCAGTTAGATGAGATTGACCTCGATGAAAGCTGTATGCCTTATTCTTTTTTCTTAGCCAATAGGTTTTTATTTAGACAAGAAGATATGGGTAAGTTGATTGACTTTATTGAAGAGTGTACCGAAATTAATATGTCAATCCAAGAGTTATTAAAACAAACAAATGAAAGAGCAACAAGTACAAGCCAAGAAAATCAAGGAGCTTGAGGCTCAGGGATACTACGTTATCAAACTTACAATGACAAATAAGAATGGGATACCTGACTTACTTGCCATACCAAGAGATAGTGACGTAGTATTTATTGAAGTGAAAGCAACAAACGGTAAACTATCTAAGCTGCAAGAGTATAGATTAAAAGAACTACAAAACCACGGAGTAAAGGTGGAAGTATATAAAGAACCTAAAACAGAAGAAGATGCAAGGCCGAAAAGAAATAGAAGAGTTGATTGATATTATTAAGAACGTTATGAACGTAGATATAACCAAGAAGACCAATGAAAGAATATATGTAGATGGCAGAATGATATTCTCAAAGATACTAAATGACAGAGGTTATGGCATAGCCATATTGGGTAGAGCGCTTAAAAAACACCATTCAAGTATCATCCATTATAGGACTTCAGCCAATGATTTATTGGATACCAATGAGTTATTTGCTCAGAAATACTTTGCCTGTAAGGATAAATTTATGTCAGATAAGGAAGATGTATTCAAAATATCAAACAAAGAACAGCTACTTAATCAAATAGATGCACTAATTTTGGATAGAAACGCCTTATTAAAAGAAGTTCAAAAGTATAGAAGACTTAAGAATATAGTTGAGTATGTAGATAAAAGAACACCAAATGGCAAAGAGTCTCTTGTACTTAGAAAAATTAACTTAATGTTTAATGGAATAACCGACTATGACAGAGAACTTGAATGGTGAAAACGCTCGAGCTGAGCGTATAGCCTTTAGAATTAATGAACATCACTTGCTATTGGCAAATATCTACGAAACTCTTGTGGACAGGGACTTTGTGCCTGCGGAAAAGGACATAAGAAATCTTATTATAGACCTTAGATTAATATTAAAATCATTAGAAGACGATGACTTTTGAAACAGAGGTAGACTTAATCAGAGAGAAGAAAGCAATTGAATTATTCGTAAGCATCTTCGGAGGCTCATACAAAAAACTTGACCCACACGATATAGACTATAAGGTATTTGATAAAGACAAGAATCTAATAGCATATGCAGAGGTTAAGGGTCGTATTAGAACAATGAAAACAGCATACCCCCTACCATTATCAGCAAAAAAGTTAGTTAAGTTAATCGACAAACGATTAGCGCCCGTATTAATATGGGCGTGTGAGGACGGTATCATCTATGGCAAAGCCAATAAACTACAAGGAGAAATCAAATGGGGAGGTCGTCCTCCCCGTGATGGTTCATTTAATGATGCTGAGATGATGGTCTACTTTGATAAGCAGAAAGAACTTAAGTACATCAGGTACGTTTAATTACTGACCAAATTTTGATGTTCCAAATCCTCCTTTACTTTTACCTTTACTTCCTCCAAATCCTGACGAACCAAATCCTTTTTTAGATTTAGGAGTGTAGTCGTACATCTCATCTTTAATTGCTCTTTCTACACTATCCTTCTCTCTCTTAATTAATTTTTCCGCTTGTTTTGCATCATAGTCAGGAGCTTCAGGGCCGAATGTTCTATACCAAAGGTCGTAATCGTAACGCTTCATATCCTCTTGGTTTTGGAATCCTTGAAGTTTTTGAGCTTCAGCTTGCTTTTTATCACCTGCAGTTCTTTCAGCATTCTCAAGGTCTTTGTAAAGGTCTTTCATTACAGCTTTACGAATGTCTTTGTATAAAGGAACAAAACCTGCGTTACCTAATATCTCAAGAGGCATACGAACATTAAGTTCTTTCTCTCTTCTTGCAATAGCATCTTCTTTTGTTTTTTCAGACTCTAATGCTTTACGAGTAATGAAGTCAGCAGTTTTTAATGCCGGACCAAATGCACCACCCATATTTAATAAGAAGTCAGATAAGTCTCTTTGTCTACCCTTTTGTTCAGCAGGAACAATTGAATATTGAATAGCATCTTTATACGGGTCGTAATCTCCTTCTCTTAGGAAGTCGAGATAGTTTTCATTAACTCTTTCTAATCCATAGTTAACCATCATCTTAGTAGCGTTACCAAAGTCACGACCTAATGTAAGTGAAGTGAACGCAGAGGTAAATGCCTGACCAAGTTTTTGCATAAATGATTTTTCAGTTTCTTCTTCCTCATCATCAAAGAATAATCCCATAAGACCTGCACCCATCATTTGAGTTAACAGCGTATAGACAATCATACGTGTTGTAACCGCTCCAAGTAATGCGGCTCCTTGCTTCTTATCCAATGAACCATTACCCATCGCTGCATTGATAGCTGTACGTGCTGTAACAAATTCAAATATTAAGAATCGAGTCATAAAATTGTTAAAGTTATTGAACGCTCTAAGTGTTGCACTTTGATTAGGCTTAGTAGTTCCTTTAAGGATACCCATAAATGCATTATCAGTAGCACCCGTCATTACAGACCTTTCGTCTGCTAATGTTTTGGCTTTATCAATAGCTTCTTTATTATCTTGCATATAAGCCTCATCATTCGCTGCAATCTTTTCAAAGTCTACCTCTTTGCCTGTAATATTTTTGAACTGATTAGCAAAAGAACCAAACCACATTGGACGCATAATTGCCTTATCCGGTGTAGATATTAAAGCGTCAGCTTGTAATTCAATAAGATTTGTATATTTTTTACCTGATAAATTCCAAATTTGCTGAATCTTATTAGCTACAGTATTTTTAGCTTTGCCACCTTTAATACCACTTGCTTGATTTAATATTGAAGTATCAATTAATTTTCCTGATAAAGTATCAGTAGGGAATATTCTATTTGTTTGTTTACTATTTACGTTCTCCATTACAAGAGGCGCATCAGTAGACATAATAATTCCTTTATACTTAACTCCTTCTGTAAATGCTTTTGGGTCAGAGATTAAAGCAAATCCAATGTTTGAACTTAACTCAGATATAAACCTTCCTGTACCTGCAAGTATCGCACGGTATCCTTGTTTATTAATATAATCAATTACGTCATCAGCAATTGATGTGCTTACATAAGTATTAGTAAGTAAGTTTTCAATAGCTTCTTCAAATGCACTATTAATAGCATTGATAATTTCTCTTTTTTCTTTTGGTATTCTACCCTCTTGCTCTAAGTTAGCAACTGTTTGGTTGATTGTCTTACGAGCTGTACGGATTGGCTCAGTCAAGTTATAATCCATCAACACAAACTTAGCACCACGTTGAGCACTTGCGAATACGTCAAAGTTTAATGGAGACACCTTACCTGTTCTTGCTATCAAAGATTTTGCTTTTGTAGATGGTCTCATTGAGTCGTTATACTCAGTGATAAATGCACTACCTGCAGTCAAATCATTAGGCTGATGCTCGTGTAGTACGTTTAAGTGAACGTAGTTATTTAGTGGACTTATTCTATCACCACGAATAATTGCTGCAGTGTATTCAGCTTTCTCTCTTAAAGATTCGTTTACACCACGAATGTCTTTAATGGCATCTTTCTCAGCTTGATTAAATGAATTATATAACTTTTCATTATCAATATTTCCATCAGCATCTGAATACTGATTAAGTATGTCTTGTAACATCTCAGCTTCACGCTCAGCAAACTGAGATTTGCCTGCATCAATATGTTTAATAGTAGCTTTTAAATAATTAGCAGCAGGATTTACTTCCTTGTTTCCTTTGTTAGATTCAAATTCAAGTTGAATCATATACGTCATCATCTTAAACTTAGACATCAATGTTTTATTAGGGTCAAGTTTAAATGACTTTGCTACTTTCTCTTCAGCCTTTTCTAAAATATTCTGAACCTTCTTAAGTTCTGCACTAAACTTAGCTTCGCCTTCTGCAGCTTTATTTAATATTGAATTAAATATATCCTTTGTCTTAAAGTCTCCAAATAATTGGTCTATATTAAACAATGGATTTCTTCTAATCATTTCAAAAATAGCACCCTTCTTTGTAATTAATGACTTTGCTCTTGAATATAATCCTGACAATGGAGCAACCTTAGATTTTTTTATAGCAGAGGTTAATACCTTTCCATTATTGATTGCATTCATTTTCTCAACCATCAACTGCGTATAGTGAGGCAGGTAGTTATTATTGATATTACCGATAACCTTAAGTAAATTTTTTAACTCAGTATTAGTTAAGCCATCTACTGCATCAGTTTTAATAAGTCTACTCAACTCTTTAGCCAAATCTCTTTCATCTTTAGTAGAAAGTTCAGAGCCATCAACAATAGATTTCTTTACTGCATCAGTTAATTCTTTTCTTTCCTCTGCTAATTCATTTTCAGTAAGTTCAGTTTCTTCAACTTGAGGAGCAATATCATCCTTATACTTACGCATAGTCTCTGCTTCCTTCTCGTCAATCTCTTTCTCGTCAAGCATCTTCTTAACAGATGCTGCGTAATCTAACTCATCATCTTTAAATACTTTATTTTCAGAAGCATTGAATCTGTCAGCTAACTCATCAGCTTTTGACTGCTCGTTGTCAATCTCATTAAGTATGGCTTCGACATCTTTAGTAACTGCAGACTTCTCATCAAGTGTAAGGACTGCTTGTCTTGCACCAAACATATCAACCAATTCTAAGTAACGACCAAGGTAATCATTAGGTATAAGTGTTGGGTTAATAGAAAATAATCTATTCAATGGCCCTACTAATCCATCAGCGATACCAATCTTGGTAACGATGTTCTTCTTAGCCATCTTTAACTTGCTCTTAGCTACATCAATCTTGTCAGCATACTCTGCGTTTGCAAACACCTTAGCCATATAGTCAACAAAGTTTGATACTGAAATCTCGTTCAGCATATTCACCTTGCCAAATCTTGATACAATATTAGCTGCTTGGATAGATGTAATCTTTCCTTTTGAAGCCATCTCTCTAATGTCCTTAGCCAATTCCTTAGCTGCATCTCTTGACAAGTCTCTGATTTGCTTGATGACAAGCATCTTCTCTTCTCTTGAGATATTGGTAATGTCTTTTAATGCACCAAGCACACGTCCAATTGACACTGCACGCTTAGGCGCAGCACCCATTTTAGTTCTTGCCTCACGTTCCATTATCTTCTTCTGAGCATCATTGGCATTTTTATACACCTCTGAATTTCTAATAAACGTATCTAAGTTAGATACTATCTTAGCATCAGCTATACCTCTTGATTTTTGACGAGCAATTAGTTCATCAGCCTTTGTCATTAATGCATCGTATTGCGCCTGAATAGGAGCAATTTGACTAACAGCATTAATGCCATCAATCACGTCACGGCTGTTTACATTATTATCTTTAGCAACTCTTTTGATGGCTTCTTGTAATGTAACACCTGCATCAACCAATGCTTTAATTGCTTTAAGAATGGTCTTCATTATAGGCAATGCTATATTTACACCAAGATTCTCTTTCTCAAACTTGTCAATGTCTTTAATTACTTTATCAAGACCTGACTGAATCTTTTGAAGCGTTGTCTTATCATTAGGGTCTAACGCAAGTAAATCATCCAATGCACCTGTTACTTGCTCTTCCACCGTAGGCTCAGCCTTTGCTTTAGCTTTAGCTTTCTTAGCTTCTACTTTAGCCTTTTCTTTTGCTTTTTTCTTTTGCTCTTTAGTAAATTCTTTCTTCTTAATCTTATTATAACTATCAGCAACTGCTTGCTTAGCTTCTCCTAATGTTTCAAATCCATCAAAGCCAATCTCATTACCATCAATATCTTCTGCGGTAAATGAGAACATTTTATCTTCATCAGTAAGTTTTGTTATTGTTCCAATAGGGTCACCATCTGCATTACGTGCTTCAACAGTAAGTGATGAGATGTATGTTACAGTTCTTCCGCTTTCAGTTTCTTTTTCATCTTCAAGATAATCAATGGCATTGTCCTTAGTGAACGCATCAGTCTTAACTTCAGACGCTTGCACAGGAACAAACTGCTCTTCTTCTTCTATTACAAGAGTAGCTTTTGCTTGAACAGGCTTATAGTCTATTAAAGATTGCGGAGCCTTACCATTATTACCTACATCCCATTGTGACTTATCAGCAGCATCTACATTGTTTTTAAATGCTTCTACATCATTCATAAAGGATTCGGCAAGTGTAGAATTTGGATTAGTAAATGCATCATAGTATAGGTCGCTTAATCTTGCTGCCTCATCTCTTAAATTCTCATCTACATTAGTATCTCTTTGAATCTCATAGAAATAATGGCCAAGTCCATCAGGTATATTCCAACCAAGACGAGCACGTACTGCATCTAACTTTTGTTTAGCTGTAGCTTTTTGTTTCTCATCTCCGGTAAATCCTTTTAAGCCATCTTTAGCTAAATAGGCTTCATTGGTAATCACTTGAACTTCTGCGATTGTACCATTAGATGTACGAATTTCAATAAGTCTTTTTGGATAACCTAAGTCTGTAGTCTCGGTAATTCTTCTTAATTCTTTGTCGCCCGGATATTTCTCATCAATTGTTTTAAATACTTTATCAGCATTAGCTTCAGTATCTACTACAATATTTACACGTGCGCCATCACCAAGTTTTTCGGTGAATGCATTATACCATCTGATAGCTTTAACAGATGCACGTTCAGGACGTTTAATTGGGAATGGGGATATGGATGCGTCAACTTCAGCAATGGCATCTTGTGCAATGCCTTCTACTTCGGCCTTAGCGTCTTCGTAAAGTTTTTTATTTGTTTCAAATGTACGCTGCACTGCAGGCTGTACTACTTTATTTAACTCGTTAAATCGAGTTTGTTCTTCAGGAGATAACTTTTTTCCTTCTTTTTGTAAATCAATTTCTTTTTGACGCAAGTCAGCAAGTTCAACTGCAAGTGCTTCTACTTTTGTGGTTGATTCTTTGAACGATTTAAGAACGTCACTTCTATCGAATTGTCTTGTTGGGTCTGAGGTTCCTTCATTTTTTGCTCCTTGGTAAGAAGATTTTTTGATTCTAACCGTTGGTTTAACTTTGACATCAGGTCCGAGTACATCAGCCGTTGCTTTTTCGGCTGCGATTGACTTTGAGTCAAGGTCTCTTGTTCGTTCTTCATATTGTTCATCTTCTGTTAAATTTTGTTGGTCAGTATCTTCAAAGAATTTAATTATAGATACTTTAATCTCGTTATTATTAATGTTGAATGCCTCAACACCATTCTTTTCAAGTTCAACTGACAGGTCTGTAACTTGTTCGTCAGTTATTGGTTCATCAAAGGTATAAATAATTTGTGGATAATGCATCAAATTATTTTCATCAAATTCAGTAAGAGGTATATCTCTCTTTCCACTAAACACATCTGACTCATATTCAGAGTCTGTTTCTAATATGAATGCATCTTGAGAATACTTCTCAGCAAAGTCAAATAATAACTTGCTAACTGCTTCAGTATTAGCTTGTGGACTAATTGATAGAATCATATTAAATGATGGCTCAAATGAACCATTCCATAAGCCACGCTTAGGGTCGCTAAACTTAACAGCTACACCATCAACTTTTGCTACTTCATCAATAATATCTTGCTTAGCATCGTTTAATATTTGATTTTCAGCTTCCTTTATCTTAGCAAGAACTTTAGGGTCTTTCTTTTTAGCGTATTGCTTAACAAACTTGTCATAGTTCAATGACAACTTCTTAATCCTTTTAGTTACAGGCGTAGCTTCACGTACTGTAGCCGGAGTAATTAATACAGATATATCTCTAACTAACTTAGGAGCTTGTGTCTTTAAAGACACTGCGGGTTCGCTTGCTGCTTTTAAAATTTCTTTTGGAACTTCTAACTTAACACCGTTAAAATCAGCACTTTCAATTATATCTTTTGCTTCATTAGCTGTCATTAATCCATCTTCTATTGCTTTTTGATATTTGCCATCATATAAAGCATCTCTTATTGCAATAGAATTTTCAACATTAGCAAGTACTTTGTCTTTCCCTTCTATAATTGATTTTGCTATCCTATGATATCCGTCAGCAATTTTAAACTTACCACCTTCGCTTCTTGCAACTGATGGTAATCCTTCAGATTTAGGTTCTTTTCCTTCGTTAACTCTATCAATTGCTTCTTTCAAACTCATATCACCACCATCTCTTGTATCTTCTATGTCTGAAACATTGATTTCACGTTCCCCATTTTTAAACATCCACTCATTTACTTCTTGCGTCCCGCCTTCAGGAGTGACTTCTTCGGTCCTTGTGGTAACGACTTGAGGTCCTTGGTCTCCTTCGACCACTTGCTGCAATCCCACTTCGGGTTGTTCTGTGCGTAGCACGCCTTCATCTGTTGTTTGTTTTTGAATGGCATCTTGTTCTGATTTTATAGTTTCTACTACAGCCTCTTCTTGAAGCTGATTCTCTTGAATATTTTTAATCTGCCCTCTGATAGCGGCAGCTTTATCTTTACCTGTCTGAGTAGTATTACCCTCTAACTTTTTAAGTTGTTTTTCTAATTCAGTAATAGCATTAAGACTTGGCTCGTTAAGTTCAGGATTTCCTTGTTTTACTTGCTCTTTAATTGAGTCTGTTACAATTATATCTTGTATTTTAAATTCACGACCTTCATAATCATTTTTAATTTCAATCTTAGTCTTAGCTAAGTCTTTAGGATTCATAGTATTTATCAACTCATCAACTTGTTGAGCTGTAACATTATCTCCATTTACTTTATAAGTTGGCTTAGCAAGTCTTGCTTGAACAGTAGACCTTATACCACCCGGTAATTCTGCAAGACCTTCTAATGCAATCTCAGACACATCCATCTCTTGACCTATAGCACCTCTTGCCGCAGCCTCACCTAATGAGCCACCAACAGCTTCTATACCTGCACCCGTACCAACTGCTCTTGTTACAGCGCCTTTTGTAGCAGCACCTGTTGCTGATTTAGCTGCAGATTTGCTTAGTACTTTAGCGCCTACACTTGATGCAAGTTTTCCTGTTAATGCATCAGCAGTACCAATAATAAGACCTCTTGCAACAGCCTTGTTTCTTATGTTAGTGTATTTCTCAGGGTCTTCAAGGATAGCTTTTACGTTATCCCTTGTCATTTCTTTACCCTTTAATTCTTCTGTAAGTAATTCTCCAAATGTGCTTCCTGATTCAAGTACACTACTTGCTAAACCAAAAGCATATGGCATTGCTGCAGTCGCTCCTGCAATAGCTCCGGGTATAGCACCGACACCTCCTGCGGCTGCACCTGTAGCTGCACCATATGCAGTACCTGCACCAACAGCAGCACCACCTGCTAATAATGCATCTCTATTTGTTGCTAATCCAACAAGTGAACTTGTTATTAATTCAGGTAAAACAGTTGGATTGGTAACTAATCCTTTTATTACACCAAAAAAACCTTTACCTTCTTTTTCGTAAATTTTTTGATATTCTTGCATTTCTGCACTTGGCTTCATAGCCTGTACATTTTTATTGGCAGCAATAAATTTATCAATTTGCTCCATTGAGGGCTTGGTTCCCTGTAATAATAAACTGCCTGATTCTTCTGAAGACTTAGCACCTTTATAACCTGATGCTGCTGCACGAGCTATATCATCAACAAAATCTCCTACACCGATAGGTGAAAACGTATCAATACCTCTTAATACGTTACCAAATGCTCCTGTAAAATAATCTTCTTCTGTAGGTTCTTCAACAACTCTCTTTGCTTTAGGAATATTTATAGCTTGTTCTCTTGTAATATTTTTTAATGGCGTAGTTTCAAACTTAGGAAGCTGAAATTGTGATGCCAAAAAAATATCTTCCGATGGTAATGCCAAAGGAGTTTGTATTTTTTTTTTAGAAACATCTTGCTGTCCACTAATTCCAAATTCAGGGAACTTTGAAAACAACTCATCTTCATTTGTATATCTTCCACTATTTGCAGTAGCTACAAAATCTTTTAAAGCGTTAATATTATATCCTTGTAATTCAGGAAACTTAGATATTAAAGTAGCTTCATCAGGATATTTCCCACTATTTGCAGTAGCTACAAAATCTTTTAACGCTTGTTTTAAATCCGGCATAATTAATTATTTTATTTTGTTCTACCTAACATTACCACCTGTAATACCTCCACCACCTGTAGGAGCGCCATTAACTCTTATAAATTGTTCAAGGTTTGCCTTTTCTACTGCAGCCTCAGATTTATTTGAGTTTGCATTATAAGTAAACCTTTGACCATTTGGAGCAATAACTTCAACGTCATTTCCAAAAACTCCACCTATATCGGTTACTTTAAAAGTAGGACCCAATATATTTTGCAATGATTGACTTGATTTCTTTGACTTTATATTAAATAATTCAGGCATTACATTTACTACAGGAGCAGTAGGTGTTTCTCCTGCTCTTATAGATTTAACTGTTCTCCATTCTTCAGGTTTTAATGAACCATACGTGGTACCACCACCACCTGCTCTTACTGCTTTTTCTCTATCTACTACACCGTGAAGTTCAACTCCTGTACCTGAAAAATCAAATAAACTAATTGGTTTACCTGCAGCATCTAACATTGATATTGTTCTATTCTTTTTACCATCTGCATAAGAGAGTTTAACAAGACCCGGAGTACTTACATCAATGCCAAGTAACCCTTGCGCCTGAGCACTTGGAGTACCCAATAATATATCTGCTGCTGCTTTTTTCTCAGCAGCCGTTTTACCTGTATATAATTGATTCCAAGCACCTGCTGCTGCTGCTTCATTTTTCTTCTCTTTACCTGCTTCATACTGCCATTGTTGTGGTTGAGGACCATAAGGTTGGTATCCTGTCATCTTAATATTTTTCTCATTATCCAATCTTGATAACAACTGAGTTCTAACCCAATCCTTAGCTTCTTTTAATTGAGTCTTATAATTAGCTCCATCAGTATCTATTATAGGCAATCCTGTAGATTGATTAATCTTAATTAATATCTTGCTCTTATCTTTAGCAGCCTCCTCTTTATCATAAGTGAATGATTCTTGACCATATGTACCTACATTCTCTGTTAATACCGAAGTGATATTATATGGATTAGCAAAGTATGAATTTATCTGTTGGTCTATAGCATTATTTGCATTTTTAACAATAGCTTTTACAGTAGGGTCAGTAGATGCTTCATTTTCTTTTAAGCCCATAAGCTCAGTTACGGTACCTTCTTTTGTAGTAGTAGCTGCAGTAAATAAAGTATTCTTTATCTCACCCATATTTTTCACCGTGTTATTAATGGCTGCATCAGCATCCCAAGTAGGAATATCTGCTAATATTTTGCCCTTTAATACATTTACGGGAGCTACATCTTGAGTCAACTCCATCACTCCTGTATCAGGATTAGGTCTCATTATACCAACATTTACCACACCCGTTGATGGGTCAATGATAGCTTTAGATTTTGAGAAATCAGCAAATCCTTCTATTGATGCCATATTAGCACCTGTTAACGCCTGAAGTTTACCACTTTGGATACCCTCCATTTTAGTCTTATAATTTTCTTGATATAACTTTTGTAATTCAAACAGTGTGTTTGTACCATCTACATAGTTCTGTCTTCTATATGTATAATCTTGTAGCTTCATTTGACCTGACTTTAATAGTCGGTTGTCAATCATCTGCTGCTCCATCATTGAATGCGCATAATCATTTGTAAACTTATTGGCATCCTGATACTGTCCCTGTGGTGCGTTCTGTAATACGTTTTGAAATTCACGTGTAGCTTGGTCGATGTCAGCTTTCTTTTTATTACGAATCTCCACCTCTTGTTTAAGCATATCAGATATGCCTTTGCCGACTTCAGCCCAATTGACCTGACTATCTGCGTTTCGTTCTGCGTATTTATAATATGTAGCCATAATGTTATTCGGTTTCTTTTTTATTATTAACTACCACCTAATCCGGGTACATTAAAAGGATTTGTTATAAATGGACTTGCATTTGCAAACGGATTCGTATCCTGTGGCAATGCAAATCTATCAGGTCTAACTGAGAGAGGATTTCCTAATGCATCTGTATTTTGCTTAGAAAATAAAGGAACAAAGTTACTAATACCTTGTTGTGCAATACTTTGAATGCCTTGCATAGCTTGTTGAGTAGCTTGAGCTTCTAATTGTTGAGCGTCTCTTGCAGCTTTTTGTGCACCTGCAACTTCTTCTAAATCTAAATTATACCCAAGACCTGCTAAACGAGCTTCTTCTGTAGCAGCTAATTTTTGAAGGTTCATCAAGTCTTGACCCATTGCTGTTCTTATCCCTGCTTGTCCTTGTTGCTGTGCCATTTGAATACGTCCTGCTGTTGCAGCCGCACCTCTTTCGCTCTCTACTCCTGCTTGAATAGCTTGAGCACCTTGAGAAAGCAATGCTTCCCTTTCTAATTCATATGGTTCTTTTTGGATAGCTAAGTTCTCATAGAAGTTTACCTCAAGTTTTTTTCTTGCTTCTGCCATAGCTTGTTCAGCATCTTTCTCAGCTTGACGCTGTGCTTGCCTCTGCTTCCCTGCTTGTGCAAAAGACATACCTGTAGTACCTGCTGATAGTGCTAAACTACCTAATGCTATTGCTGTTGTTGTTGCGACTGCCATATTATAATATTTTTATCATCTCGTTTGTATAAGAATCTCCTTTGATGTATCCAAGTTCTTCGTACATTCCTATAAGACTTTCATTTTTAATTAATGCGTAACTATATTTACTTCCTGATTTTTTACAAATCTCTGTCAACGCTGACACCAATAACTTAATGGCGTCTCTTCTTTGTAGCTTGTTGGTATATTCCTTGTTCGATATTATCCAATCTACCCAAGCTACTTTGGAATTAGTCAGATACATAAAGCCGGCACATATAGGCGTATCACCATCATAAACTATGATACCACCCTTGCCATCGTTAGGAAGGAAATCTCTTTTAGGAGGTTCCCATCCCCACTGTTTCCACCATCCTACGAGAATATCATCGTAATCGGTTTCGCTCAGTTCTTTTATGATTAAATCCATATTCTTACAAAGATATTAAATTTAAGGAAAACTTTTCATAACTTCTGTCTGAACAACAAACAGTTCAACCTTATCTGTAGACGAGTTTTCGATATTAAATGTACAATAGTGTCCAAGTACCCCGTGAGACTCCGCAACCGAGTTCTTAATATACAAGAAAAAGGCATTTTGTATAGGTATAGGAGTGGTTCCCGGGATTGTGGTATTAATCGTTAATTGGTTAACAGCATTAGGCAAATCTACTGTAATAGCCGTTACCTTACCGCATAATACCGGAGTGGTATAAGGAGGCACTGAGAAATATAAAAGGTCTCCAATACTAATAATGCTACCTATTTCTATATTAATTGCAAACTTAACCACATTACCGCCTGTCACTTGACTACTTCTTCCAATACCATTTACGCTTCTTAAAGCAAGCTCGCCAACAGAGTTATTTCTAACAAATGCAAAAAACGAAGCCTCTTTCTTCTCAAACCAATTGGCATCAATAAATCCTGAATATTGCAAGTCAGTCTCTAAAGTAACACCCCATTTAGCGTCTCCCTCTAAGTTAATGGTCTTAAATAGTTTATTCTCAAGTGGTGCTGCATTAAATACGCTTTGTACTGTTGATGGAGTATAAGCTGCTGCAGCATCTCCAATCTTTACAAACCAAGGCGCATAGAAAGTGTTTCTATTCTCATTTACATTATGTCTGTATAAATCACCCCCCTTAAAAGTATAGAAATAGTTGTTCATTCCTATCATCCATTCAGGAATAAAGGAGTAAAAGGATACCCACCCGTTGACCATATTGCTATACGATAATGTATAATTTGCCATAGTTTATTTATTTTAGATTGGACATAAAGGCAACATCGGCCAAAACGATTGATGTGTTAATGAAGTGCTATATGTTGCTATTATTGTACCTCCCGAATTTCTCAATTCCAATGTAAAATAAACCGGAGTAGCCGAGCCACTTGGTTCAAAATACAATAATTCTCCCGTAGGTGGCGTTGAATCAGATACCGTAACTGTTGCTGTACTTGAAGGCGTTCCTGTAGTTCGTGTTATATAAGAACCTGCAGGAGCATTAGTTGTATTGATTGTGTATCTTACTGAACAAGCTGCATTGTCATTACAATTATTTTGCCTACAAAGAGGAGAACCTAACGAAATACTTACTTCGCAAGAAGGACATTCTTGTTGTGGTAATAATGTACAATCTACCTGCTCTCTTACTATTACACCATTAGAATAGAATCCATCAGGCGCACATTCAGTCAAAGCATCATCCGTGAATACTGCTGTTGCAGACCCAAGGGATGGTGCGTTTAAATAGTATGATGAACTTGTTGCCATTTATTTTTTATTTAAAATTAGCACAATGGTAGCATTGGCCAAAATGATTGATGAGTTAATGATGTATTTGATGTAGCTATTATGGTTCCACCTGAGTCCCTTAGTTCAAGGGTAAAATAAACAGGAGTCGCTGAACCACTTGGCTCGTAATATAATACTTGACCCGTAGGCGGAGTTGAGTCACTTATAGTAACCGTTGCCGAACTTGATGGGAATCCTGTAGTAAGCGTTATATAAGAACCTGCCGGTGCATCAGTGGTATTAATACCATATCTTACCGAGCAAGCCGCATTGTCATTACAGTTGTTCTGTCTACAAGTAGGAGCACCTAATGAAATAGTTGGTGAAAAACAGTTAGACTGACACTCTTCTAAAGTGGCATAAGGTCCACTTCCATCACCCGGGTCTACGCAATCCCCGCTTTCGCAGTTATAAGACTCTACAGCAAGGTCACAATCACAACAAACATCTTCTATGCTTACGGCAGAATAGCACAATGTAGTGGCTACAGCAGCCCTAAAATCCCATATTAGATACAAGTTATTCTCTAATGCAGGCACAGTAAACTCAGCATAGTTATTTGCACCGCCTCCTTGATTTGGAGTCGCTGTAGTTGCTACTGTTAATAAAGCATTAATATCAGTGGTATTATTTGCATAAATAGTATCCGACATTAAGTACTTAAACTTATCTGTTGCAGGGTTAAATACAAATGTATCAGTAGCAAATTGGTTAGAAATTAATCTAACTGTACTACCTGAAGGAGGGAAAGCTCCTGTTCCTACAAAGTCAGTTGTAACATTATATCTTGACACAAGAGGATTATCAGTACCTGATGCAAAAGTCACAAGACTTGACTGCAATGGTGACACGTATGCTCCATCTACATATCTATATTGAGTATGAATGGTATCCCCTGAATCATAGTCATTGGTTAAAACCACTTGAATAATAGTAAGAGCAACAGCATTTGTACAATTTGCAAGTACATTTAGTGTTATATTTCCAATGTAATTAATAGTAATAGTAGCTACTTCCACAGCTACATTATTCTTATCAAAAGTTAATGTGCCACCTGTATTTACAAATCCTGTAGTTTCTGTAACTCCATCATATTCTACTACTATCTCAAATTCAGCGCCTGTGCTTATAGCTGCAACGCTGTAATCAATATCAGTTATTCCAACAGTAGGTCCCAAATCAACACAAAACTGAGTAGACTTCTCTTCAGCAAGAGGTGTTGTCAAACTAAAAGTCTGAGAGATACCACACTGCAAACACTGAGGATTATCAGGCAAGTTTATTTCATTGCTTGACAATACATATTCATTCATATACGGGTCAAATCCTCCTATCTTTTGAGTATTGAAAGACTCATTAAAGGTATCTCTAAACCACGTTCTCATATTCATCTCAGATACAACTATTAATTCTTCCTTAGCATATGAAGCGCCTTGTTTTAATTGAATAACAGCGCCACGCTTAACATCAGTAAAGTATCTATCATATCCCCATTGAACATAACTTTCAGGGTTAAAGCTAATACCATACTTTTCAACACGAGCGATTTGCGTACCTAATACCTCAGGAACAGATGCTATAACTCCACCACTTGTGGAATCAGAAATCAAGTTCTTGCTTGCTAAAACGTACGAAATTTTATCTTCTTGTAATAAAAGAATATCTGTTTCTCTGCCATCCATTATATAAATAGCTCCAAAAGAAGGCTCACAAACCTTATAGTTAATTAAACCTAAGTTAAATTCATTTAGTTTGTTTACGTTTGACTCAGCGCTATATACTCCACTATATGTAATATCAGAAAATCTATCTGCTGCCTTATAGTCTTGAGCTGATACGCTTGTAACTCTGTTGCCAAGACTAAATGAGTTACCTACTATTGAGTCTCTAATCTTATAACTTTCTGCTCCGTTACCAAAAGCAAAGCAGTTAAAGAACTTAGTGTCAACAATAGCAGGCGTTCCTGATGTAATATCTTGGTCTTGTATATTTCCTAAATGATTGCCATCTACTATAGCAAATGACATTTCATTTTCAAAAAACACATCAGGTAATGCCTCAGATGGTTGAGTTTCAAATATTAAATTCTTATCAGAACGAAATACCGTTATGTTAACTTCAACAGTAGATGCTCTTGCATTTGGAAAATTCAAACCTGTACAAGGTAAAGTTCCTGTTACCATCAATTGTAATTGATTGGTAGAAGTGTTTCTATAAAATCTATAATAATTTGTACATATATTTGTTGATATATCACCTGCAGTATTAGTAATTGATGTAATAAACTCATTATCAGGGATACATTGACCTCCTCCCGCATATCTTATACCATCATTTAAAAATTGAGCTATATCTTCCCCAACAAACCAATCATACATATTATCATATGAGTTTGCTGATACAAATGTTTTTTCTAATAAATTTCTTCTTTCTTCACAATCATTTCCAACTCCTCCTCTTGATTGTCTAATATACATTACAATTCTACTTCCTGCAGGCACATCATAATCTACCCAAGCAGAAGTAGCTGAGTCATATCTATTCATTGGATAAAAAAGAATAGGATAAGTTCCTCCTCTTGGAGAGGTAACCGTAATTTTTCCCGGTGCTATAACAGCTAATTCATCCTGAACAATACTAAAACTATTAGGATTAATTTTCATATAAACTCCCGCAGGAATTGGTATAAATACGTCAGGGTCTAATTCACTTGGTATCTCTATAAAATTTGATGTCTGAGATGATTTTTCAAGCACAGTTGCATACACACAAGAAGTGGTAGCACCATTTGAGTCAGCCTTTACAATTAATCTATCACCTGCCTCTACCTTACGTGCATTCTCGCCTTCAAGTAAGAAGTAAGCATTATTTGTTAATGGGTCTTCAAAGAATATAGTACAATAAATTGTCTCATAATTTTCTTCATCAGGCTTGATAACAAACTTATATCTTGTCGCCCAAACAGGCGGTAATTGAGTTGGAGGTATTGTTACTTGAATAGAGTTCTTATTAGCAGACAATCCACAAGGGATATGCTCTGTATTATTAGGACTTACAAGTGCAGTTGTTGCTCTATTAAAATCATCCATATATACAATGCCAATCTCATAGTCACGATTGCTATGTAAACTTTGTGTATTTGCAATTTCTTGGAATGTAGCCTGAGCAAATGTCACTTCGTAATATTCATATACTGTCTGAGTAGGTGTAGTTAGATTATTAACATAACGCATAGCAGGCAATTGAAGACCAATCTCACTGCTACCCGGACTTGTAATAATATTAATTCCTTGACCAACTGCACTTACACCACTTCCACTTTTTATTAAAGCATCTAAGTTATTTGGTATAGCGCAATTAAATGCATCTGTAAAAGTTGTACCATTACAAGCATTTGCAATAAGTTGAATATTAGCTGCAGTACCAACTGCGTTTTGAAACTCAACACTTGTAGCTAAATCATATACTGACGCATAATTAGTAGACAAGAAAAATGCAAAGTTTAATCTAACTATATCTGTTGTCTCAGTTGGGAATGGAACTTGGCCTGTAAATTCAGAATGCGTTAAGCTAACATCTAAATTAATTGAAGAACCTGAAACTAAATTTTGACCTGCTAAATCAAACGTAACAACTGCATTAGCAATTGTCACACTTCCGTTGATTGAGTAATTACCTGAATCAACACCATCAGCAATACTTGTATTGCCTATAGGCGTTGATATTAAATCAGTTGTGTATTCAAATTTAACAGGAGCACCATATTGGTCTATTAAATCATAACCCTCTACATAGTTGCCATACATCAATCTATTGCCCATAATAGTCTGAGCCTTTGCAAATCTTGGTACATTATCGTACAATCTAAGCAATTCTGCTTCTGACAATACAGTAAATATTTTACTATTAGTAAAAGTATATTGATACTCAGTATCATTTGCAAGTCCTAAATTAGACTTGTCAAGTTTCTCAATTACCTTAATAATATTACCATCTGCAGTTTTAAACAATAAATCTAAACCAACTACAAGCGAACTGCCTGAGTTATAAGTGATTATAGCAGAGTTACAAAAGTTAGTCATACCATCGTTCAAAAAACTTTCAGTACTAAAGCTAAAAGGATTAGGAACAAAAGCAGGTTGAGACCATTGAGAAGTAGCGCTATACTCTCCATCTATATATCTATATCTATATGCAAAGCATATAAATCTTGTATTTAAAAAATTCTCTTGACCGTTAGTCACAATAGGCTCAACCTTCGGTGATTCTACCGGTGGCTTCTTGATAACAAGCAAAGACTCTGCTGTGATTTGGTCTATGTTTCCAATTGGATTAGGATAGTTCCTTTTGATGTTTATACATCTCGGAGCATTGTAATCATCAGTAAAGAACAATAAATCAATTAATATATCAATGCCCGTAACTAAATAACTTGGATTAAAATTCAATGTAGTATTAACACCTCCACCATCATCAATAGAGATAACGTGATAGGTTAATATATTTGTATAGACATTAAAAGAAACAATCAAGTCAAGTTTTCCTGTGTCTCCTTCTGAGAAATTTGGGTCGTGTATAAGCCAATAAATAGTCTCATTAGCACTATCTTGCAATGCACCAATACATCTTGCAGATGAACTAAGCGGAGTTCCGTCAATATACGCCAATGAAGTAAGAGGTATATTACCTTTTGTGTTTTCAATAACCCCCATCTCTGAGTTCTCTGTAGAACCCATTCTAATATTCATAGCATCAATATACTCTCCTTCAGGTAATAGGCGTTGGTCTATAACCTTGTTCATCTTACCTGCCGTAAAGTTCCTCGTGAATTTTGCCATTTTATTTTATTTGCTTGTCCAATCCTCTTAAGTTCATCAAGAGTCTGCCCGGATGAATATTGCTAATTCTTATTTTTGCATTGCTTAACAACGCTCTTCTTTTCTTACGTGCACGAGCAACGATATACTCTTGAACACCAAGTTTAGAACTTAGTATTTCATATTCAATTGCGGCATAAATATATGCCTCAAATAACTTATTCACCGTAATCAAAGAATTGTCTCCGCCTTCCATACCATCAGAAACATATTCAAGAATACAAGACTGACCTGACATTGACGAGTCAAAGTTAATCACTCCTGCTTTTCTATCAATATTAAATGTAGGATTAAAATTAGCTGTCTCTGTATTTAATCCATAAGCAGTTCCAATGTTGCCTTCAAAATACCACATTCCATCATAGTTCCAACCTAATTCACCATTAAATTGATTCCCTTGATTTAAGTAGATACTCTTTTTAGTCTTAGTCAATCTATCAAAGTCTATGTTTGAATACTGAGGACTTAATGCATTTCCATCTTGGTCAAATAAAATACGACCTGTATTGTCTTGCAAGTACGCTTTAGATGAAAGCGTTTGAATATTCTCAGACAATGGACGTAACCATCCGTCTTTATATAATGAAACACGTACCCAATTCACATAATCAGAAGGTAATATATATCTCAACATATCAGGAACCGTAAGCTCCAATACCTTAATTTCTTTAAATGCATCATAATTCAACTCCTGAATAGCACGCTTAGCGTGAAATAATACTTTATAACGCTCCTCATTGTTAACCAATGAATGGTTTCCTGAGTACATCAGTAAAAAATTATTTACAATGTCTTGTAAACTAACATATTGATACGACCCCCAATTGGCGTCCTCGGGAGTAACACCCCCATTCTCGTAGTATTGATACTGTGATATATATGCCATATCTTATTTTTTATGGGTTATTTTCTTGTTGCTCCTTGGTCATACTGAATTGTGTAACCTGCGTTTCACGAATAGATATACCACAATATTGAAGAATCCTTGTAACTAATTTATATTCATCTTCAAGAGGAAGCTCAAAATCTTGATAGTCAGACTGTGATTGGTCAAATATAGGCTCACCGTTACTAAGCGTTATGTATGTCCATTTAGGCACCTTAGGGAACCTGAAGTAAGTAGCTTGAACCTGACCCTTGTTGCTTATTGTAGCAGGATATATAGTCAAATCAGTGCCTTGTACAGTATATGAAGGATATTGAATTGTAGGCGGAGTTAAGTTAGAATTATTAAGAAGTGTCATATTTGAATTAATAACCTTCTCAGCTTGTACAACAGTTGCAGATGAGAATATACTATAAGCATTTCCTGCTGCTAAAAATATATTTGAATCCAACTGAATTGCTGTATTACTTAACACTGATACAACCGTGGATACTAAATTTGTAGTTAAATTTGTTACCACATCTCCTGCTGACAAATTATTGGTAGTAAAAGATGCAGTACTATCAACTAATTGACCACTTACAACTGCTGTGTTAGTGCCTGTCTTTAGGCTTATAGGCTTACACTCAACATCTAATATCATATAAGAATAATATCCCGTTGTAGTAGGAGTAGGTACCGAGAATCTATTAGCTGAAATTTTAGATAAATAGTCTTTTCTTAAAAAAGATTCTAATGTCTCAGCAATTGGCTGTTCCATATCGGCATAATTAACGCCTGCGGTACGAGCATTTTCTAAATTTATAACAGTATTGTAACTGCTAAAATACTCCTCAAAGATTTCCATTTGCGCATTTTGAGCATACAAATTAAAATCAGAAGGAGAGATGTATCCGTAGTTATTCTTATTCAGTACAGACAACACCGTATTTCTTACTGAGTTTATCATTACTTCTTTTTTTACAAATATACATAAAAAAAAAGAGGGTACAATAAGTACCCTCTTCTAACCAATAATCAATAATCAAAACCTATTATGCCAAAGTCGCTTCTAACATTTTTAAGGAATCAATACCTTCATCACTTTGCAAGAAGTGGGCTACCATCTCATAAGGGTCTTCTCCGAATGGAACAGATAACATCTTCTTTTTGTTGGTTGCGGTATTAAACCATACCTCTTTCTCGCCATTCCTTAATACCAATAACTTGTTTTCAAAGAATAAACGAACTTTAGCCTGAAACTTTAATTCAGGGTCATTTAATATATTTAAGAACTCTTTAGGGTCTCTTTTAGCAAATACCAATATGTCACGCTTTAACTCAGCAGTAGACACGGTAGATGGGTCTTTCCCAAACATTACCCTTGTAAGGGTTTCAATTTGGTCAAGTGATAACTGACGAGCTTCAATTAAAGCCTCAACTTCTAAGTTTAAGTCTTCTACCTCAGCAGCAGCGTCTTTTTCTTTATCTACTTCAGCAAATATGGTACCATTTAATGGATGGTAATGTAAGAATTGCTGTAATACAGGGTTGTTTTTTGGAACTCTTAAGAAGCCATCTTCAAAGATAATTGGCTCTATAATTGCATTTCCATCTTGTTCGTCCTCAAATGGGGACTGTTGATTCGTTGAATATCTCAATGCACGATTGACATTGTTCTTCTCGTCAAACCACATTAGTGGGAATCGAGGGTGGTTTCTTGATGCTAACGTATATGATAGCGGATTTCCTATTTTCAACTTGTAGACTTTGTCTACAGGTGTTGTACCTTTTGCCATTTTGTATTTAATTTAATTAGATTTAAAAAAGGGAGAGTGTCTTTGAAGACACCCTCCCGGTATATTTACTACCTATTATCCATAACGGAACAATACGAAGTTGTTTGCACCCAAAGTACATACGCAACGCTCAGACAAGAAGTTTACCTCCATTGCATCCAAGTCGCTTGTGGCAGCACCACCGGCAGAACCTGTAATCCAAGTCTTGTATCTTCTATCTTCTGCTTCAGAAGCACGGTATCTTACGTGTAAGAAAGGACGCTTAGCGTTCTTACCCATAATTTGGTCGTACACTGAAGTAGAACCTGCAGGAACCATCAAACCTGTGATAGTACCTGTTGCAGTACCTGCTGTAGTGTTTAAACCACCACGCATAGTTGGGTCATTTAAGTATTTCCAATCAGACTTGTAGAAGTCATAACCTCTACGGAATCCTGTGAAACCTAAGTTTAACGCCATATCAACATCGTTATCGAAAAGACCGAATGAAGCTGACTGAGCAACACCACCTGAAGTGTAGCCGTTCAATGTAGCTAACATATTGTCAATATCGAAACTTAATCCACGATTTACGAATACTACGTTCTCTTCGATAGCACCTTGCTTATCTAAACGAGAAACGATAGAATCCCAATCAGATAAAGTTGTTGGAGTACCACCACCCCATACGTTACCACGGCTGTTTACTACGTAGAAGATACCCTCAGAACCAATGTAACCTGCAGTTGCCGCACCTGAAGATGCTGCAGCAGGAACTGCTTCAATCATTGAAGTCTCTAAGTAATCTTCAAAACGTAAACGAGTCTCGTGCTCTGATTTCAAATACCACAAGTAACCTGTAGCACCGTTCTCAGTAGTAACTTCAACCCATCCAATCTGAGCCATATCTGAACCATTAACCGCATACTTATCTTTGATGATAATAGGGTTGTTAGAGTAGATATCATCTTCAGATTCTAAAGAACCAATCATTCCGTTAGTTCCTTTCTTAAACTCAGAACCGTAAATGAATACAGTACATTGAGTAGAAACTGCAAATGCTTGACCTGCAGTCTCGTAGTAAGCTACTGTGAAAGTAGTTGCTGAAGGAACTGCTGTTACGATAGCCTTGTTGAAAACACCTGATGCATTGTTCTGAATCATAACTGTTTGTCCAACACGGATAGCGATGTAAGTTACACCACTATCAGCTACAGTGAAAGTTGCGGTTGCCGCACCTGCTGCTGCTGCTGAAGTAATATTAGTGTACTTAATGTGTAAACGTCCTTGTTCTGCCCATTTAACTTGGTCTGAATTAGACGGCATCTCTGCTCCTACCATACGTAAGAAAGATGCAATTGTTCTGTTACCATAACGCTCAAATTCCTTCTCATAAGTATCAGGAAGATACTGATTCAAGAAATTAAAGTTGGTAATGTAGTTAGTTTGTAAGGCTACCTGCTCAGCACTCGGCTGCAACGCAAAGGTAGGGTTACTTAATAATGAACCTGCCATTTTAATTAATTTTTAATGTTTATATTTTTTTTATGCTGCGAATTTTCAGGTTTCGTCCTGAATCAGGGTTTATCGCTTTCACCTGCATTCCATCTGTAGCCTTTCCTACTTCAGGAGCTTTGCGCTCAGACATATTGATGTTCTTGATTTTACGAGTAACATCATCTGTGGCGTCAGCTAATCCTTGTTCGTAGAAGTACTTAGCAAACTTTTCAGGATGCATTGCTATTGCCAAAGACCTATGATAACCTGATGCGTCTTTCATTAAACCTTGGTCATCCAAAAACTTGTTTATAAAGTTTTGTGGTGTTGCTTGGTTCTTTTTCAACTCATTGGCGTCTCCCGGAGCAAACGTGAACTTCTTGTCATTAACACTGAACTCAAAACCTTTGAACTCTCCGTTAAAAACTTCGTTCGTCTTTTGGTCAAACCATTGACGCTTACGATTGTTCTCCTCTTCTATGGTCTTTGCCTGTTGGGTATATTGCTTATAGCTTTCGTACACTTCTTTTTCTGCATCCGGAACAAATCCCATTCTTGACTCAAGCGGCATTTTATATTGTTCCTTTTGGGAATTGAAGTATTTCTTGGCTTCAGCAAGAACTTTCTTCTTTGCGATTTTTGCCTTTTTAACGGTTGACTCATCGTCTAACTCAACGTCAAACTTATACTCATCCATTAATGTCTCAATGTCATCACTATCAAGACCTTCCTGTGTGGAAGCAAGGTATTCTTTAAGAAGTTGGTCAGGGTCCATTGCTTCAAAGTCCTTTGATAATTTAACAAAGTCTTCAAAACCACGTCCTGTCTCCTTCTTGTATTTCATAAAAGCAGCTACATCTTCAGGTAGTTGCTCAGCTTCTTTACGCTCAGCCACTAAATCATCTAATGAATTAATCTGCTTATTGTATCTTTTGCCAATATATGAAAGAACATCTTCGTCTTTTAATTCAACCTCGTTTACTTGTGGCTCAGCATTATTTTCTTGCAGCTCCTCTTCTTGGTTGTTTTCTTGATTTAACGACTCTTCGTGTTTCTCAAGTAATTGTTGTTCTACTTCTTGAACACTCTTTGGTTCAATTACGTCTAACGCTCTAACTTTTAATTCCATTTGATTTGATTTAATTTATACAAAAATAGATAAAAATTTCGACATTTTATCGAGGTTCAAATTCCGCTAAGTCAAATCCATCTAAGCTATCCTCGTTTGATTCAAAGCTCATAGGAGGAAGATTGTTCTTTCTTTGATTAATTAACTTAGATTGCTCGGTGTTTTGTTGACTAATTCTTTGCGATTTTAAATCCTCTTTCATCTTATCTCTATCAGTAATTTCTTTTGATTCAATACCCTTAAGTTGCATATTGTAGTCAAACTCTTCTCTCATTAATTGAGATTTTAATTTGGCTTCAGCTTCAGTTCTTTGAATTTCAAAAGCAACTTCAGCTTGTTTAATTTGCATCTTAGACCTTGTCTCCATTTCAATTTTCTGCATTGCCACCTGTCCTGCCAACTCCTGAGACTTCAATTGTTGTTGAGAAATCATTGCTTGCTGTTGCATTTGCATTTTCTCTTTTTGCTCTTGAGTCTTAATACGCTTCATCTTTAATAACTGATTAGCTAACTTAAGATTGCGAATCTCACGAATGTCAATTGCATCCTCAAGGTTAATGTCACCTTTAGATAATGCCATTTGGATATTAGCTTCAAGCTGTGCTTTTTGCTCTTCATCAGGAGAAATCTCAATAAATATACCAAAGTCATAGATATAAAGGTCCTTAATATCATTTAAGATAGATACGTTGTACTTTCCAATTTGATTAGCAAACTCTTCTTTAAAGTCAGAATATTGAAGAATGTCACCTACTCTATAGGTTAATGCCTCAGCTAATGAACGATAAATGTACAAAGAAGCGTCAAGGATGTGTCTTGTCGCTGTATTTGAATTTAATGCAGCCAATTTCTGTAACCCAACCAATGAGTTAGGGTCAGGATTTGAACCATCTCTTGCTTCATTAAGACCGGTCACAGACCTAATCATATCGATGTAATGGTTCATATTGGTAATAAGCATTTGAGTTTTAGCTGCACCTGAGCTTGAATTAAGCTGAGTAATAGGCACTCTTGCATTATTAAACTCACCATCTTGAGTATAGCTTCTACCAATTACACTACCTGTTTGGAAGTATAATCTTAAAGCATCCTCAGGATTATATGCATTACCCGTTCCTAAGTCAATCTCATTCAGACCATCAGCATCAATAAAGACACCATCAGGTACAGTACGAGCAATAACTTGTTGTAATTTTAAATGCGTGATTTGAATCAAATCAGCAAATGGTATCATTCTTCTACATAATGACTCAATAACGCCCTTATACATACGAGGTGCACAAGCAACGTAGTTTGGTAAAGCGTGTTGAGAAGCTGACTTAGGACGAACCATATTCTCAGACATCTTCCACTGCAATAAGATATTGGTACCCATTACCATAATACCTTCATACCAAACATCAATAGTCTTTTCTATTTTTTCAAAGTTGCCTTCCTCCATCATTTCAACAGGAGGATTAAAAGTCTCATCTTTTTCAATAACACGAGAGCCACCGCCTTCAAGTCTCTTCTTCTTATAAACCACCTTTTTAGATGTTTTATAGTTAAAGTACATTAAAGTACAAGTGTCTTTATTAAATAAACTGTTCTCATAGAACTGAGCCACGTTATAATAATCATACCACGCTTGGCTATATTGAGTTATCTCTTGTAAATCTTCTTTTGTAAGACTTTGGTCAATCTTCATTAATTCCATAATAGGAAGAGTCTTAATCTCTCCCCAATAGAAACAATCTTTAAAGAATGGGTCTTCAGTATAGCTATACACAATATTAGCAGGGTCAACATATGAAACCTCAACACCTGTCCCTAATAAGAACTCGTGTTTAGCTACACCAATACCTACAACAGCAATGTCATAGTCTATTCTTTTTCTAATATCGTCATAGTGATTCTCATCAAATATAGTATTGATTGCTTCTTCTTCTGCAATCTCAATAGCAGGCTTATACTTAAGCTGCATATATAATGATAATTCTTCGTCAGTTTCAGGAAGCTCCTCAGGGTCCATCATAAAAGTATCAACGCCTGTCTTCTCTTTGATGGTGCTTAATATATCTTTTGATACCATCTGAGCCTCAATCATATCTTGATACTTGCTTCTCTTAGCTTGAGACATTGCATCTTGTGCATAGGTCTTAACTTTAAAAAGTCTATCAGACATACCATTTACAACAATGTCAATGAATTTAGGAAGGATAGGAACCGGTGTCCAATCTAAGTTTAAATGAGACAAATCACCATCAATAGCAATTTCATTTTTATATTTTGCAATAGACTGTTCTCCACGTGCATACAATCGTAATCTACGGAAATCTCTCCATTGGCTATAGTATCTACAGGCGTTTCCATCTTTACGAAACCATTCATATTGGATGGCCTGACCCACTTGTAAACCAAATGTGTCAGATGCCTTTTCTGCGTCAGTAGCTAACTGACTTGGAAAGGACACACTATTTATTTCGATTGCTACATTTTTCATCTAATCAATTGACTTGTTTTTCCTTCATTGCTATATTTAGCGAAGTTAATAATTAATTTCGATTCTTTTTTCTCAGGCACATACAAATGCTTCTGATTGGCCATTATACATAAACCCGAGCTAATAGAGGCGTCAAACTTTGTTCTATCGTTGATGTCAAACTTTGCCCAATCCTCAAGTGTTCTTGTGAATGGCATTGTCCCCATCTCCTCAGGGTCTCTGTATTTCCCTTCTAAATCTAATCCAACAAACTTCTCTATATACGACTCAATGGCAGAAGCGTGCGCTTGCTTAACATCTTCTGATGAGTTTGGAATACCTCCTAACTCACGCTCAGTCTTAGTTAATTTAGCCATCTGCTTATCAGGTCTATTAATAGAAAAGCCTCTATATCCCCTATTTTTAATATGATATAAAAGTCTTGGTTTATTATTCTCCACTAAGATAGGCATTCCGTAGAATATACAAGCCATCAAGACCTCTTCAAAGAATATCTCTGCCGTCTGTGGACGAGCAACATACTCCAAGAAAAACTCATTCACAGGCGCATCGTCCATATGAAACTTAGTCATACCGTGTAATGCACCATTAGAACCACGTCCACCTACTACGGCTGATATATCATATGAGTCACAACCAAATGAACCAAGATGCTCATTGCCGGGATATTTAATCCCATTGCGTATGTGCACATTGTTTTGCATATGCTTTGGTGGTGCCCAACTAATAAGAAATCTACCACGTGTATCGGGTGTCCATATTACTTCAGTATCTCTTATGCCATCTCTCCAAGAGAATGACCCACGAGTTAAATAATGCTCTTTAATCATTGAGTCATTGTAATCAATCTGCTGATATAACTTAGTTAAATTAAATAATGATTGTTTGCTCTCATCTCTAAATGCGTGAGACTCAGTTCTTGGAAACTGACGATAGAACTCGTTCAGTGCATCAGCGTCACTTTTTAAAGAGTCAACCTCAGCTTCCCAATAGTCAATGGCTCCGTTTTTAATCCAATTGCCATCAACGCCCATTAAAGGCTCTTCAGGCTTACGGAATACAGGATGACCATATCTATCAATAAAGCCTTCCATATTCCATTCCATAGGGATAAATATGGCATATAGGCCACTTTTAGTCTGTCCGTTGGCATTTCTGTTCTTTACATTAGACTGCTCGTAAATATCTTTAAAGTTTTGCCCTCCACGTGATAAGGCATTTGAGGTAGAGCCCATCATACACTTGCCGATAATCTTACTACCTAATCTTAAACAAGTTTTAGTTACACGCCAATTCTCTTTAATGTTCACAGGGTTAGTCCACTTACCACTCTCATCGTGTGCTAAGAATAATAGCTTCTCTCCATCATAAGAGTTGTCATCTGTATTCTTCCAATCTATTGTAGTATCAAGTCCGTCAATCTCATTGTCATCGGACTCGTACATATTTTTCTTAGTAATCTTTGCAGCAGGAACTCTAAAGGCCAATTCGGTCTTTGGCTTGTCCATACCATCCATAATCGGTTTAAAAAAGAATGGGAGTCTGCTATTAATAGGCACAACCTTATCGGTGAACATCTTTTTAGCATCAGCACCCGTCTTAGACAAGATACCTATACGTGCATCACGTGCGAGGGTGCCTATATTCACACACTCTGAAGATGACATAAAGGAGAATCCTGAACGTCTAATCTTAAGATAGACCATTCCAAATGACCTTGGGTCAGCACGACAAGCCTCCCAAAATATCCAATAGATTCTATTAGCTTCACGAAAATCAGGATAACCCACGTCAATACTCGACCATTGTAGGTACATATAGTGAGAGCCCGTGATATAGGTTTTGACTCCGTTATTCATAAACCAAAAACCTTGCTCACGATAGTCAAACTCTTTCTCGATATAGTCTACCCACCTGTCTTTAAACTCTTTTGGCTTTTGATTCCATTGAAATATGGATTGTATTTTAGCTAACTCACGTGGAAGGTCTTGACGCTCCCAATACTGTTCAGCCTTAGTGGAGTGTCTTTGAAGACACTTATCAGGAGTTAGAGGAAGTGCTATGCGCAATCCTTCTATCTCTATTATATCCCCTATTTGTCCTGTTTTTGAAATAACAACAACGTCATATTGGTCGTTGTATCCATATAGCCACGACCTCACTCTATTCTTATTAGATATGACGGCTGCCGGTATGTAATCTACAAGTACACGGCACAGACTATTGTTTTGACCTTCTTTCTGCAAATCCTTGTTTTGTATCTGTTTTACTTATTCCTTTGTCTGCAGAGTCAAGATTTTCTTTCTCCGCTTCTATTCTACTTAATATTTCAAAGGCGTCAAATATAGCTAACTTCTTAGCTGCTGCTGCATTCTTCATCTTGTCTGCAGATACGTCACCATTATCCGATTCGGTATTGATAATATCTTCCTCTGCTACCTTAACAAGATGATTGACAGCTTTATATCCTGCCTCTATAATTCTTAATTTTATTGCTTTTGTATCACTGCTCATAACTTCATTGTTATTTGGTGGTCATACATCCTATATAACTTCTCATTGTCTACGGTAAACTCATACTCACTATCAGGGCTAAAACATATCATATCCCCTTCTTTTATGCCACGCTCAAGTAAATACTCGTTAGGATACTTCATTATGCCCATTAGAGGCTCTTCAGAAAACGGCTTCTTAATGTAGCTTTCAGTAACCCCCATAGGCTTGACAAAGCAAAATCTATCATAAGCGTTCCACGTGGAACCTTTTTTATACATAAAGAATTGTTCGGTTTCAATAAAAAACAGGTCATCTTTAAAGAATGACTTACCGCTTTTTTGCCTACCACGCATATCGTTATAGAACTTAAATACGTTATGATGTACAAGTAGTATGTCTCCGGGTTTAATGGGTCCGTTGTAGCCCAATGGTAGTTCAACGACTTCTGCAAATCGGTTGGAAAACTTATGGTCTTCCTCAGAGGTGCTGACAATAAAGTCAATGCCTCCTATCTCTTTTGTATTATCGTACCTTTTTCCATTAACCGGCTTGGCTATGAAATAGAATGGCGACCTCATTAGATGTTGATGTTATATTCAATGGATACGGGGATGGCAGAGGTAAACTCTTTCCAAAGCACTACTTCTGCCTTCTCGTTTATAATGTAAATCTGAATAGATTCTTTCTCAGGATTAATCCTAATTAGATGAATCTCGTTGCTATCATTAAGGATTTTCTGCCCTACAATATAGTGCATAGCACCACCCTTGTAATCAGGCCCTATTGATATTTTACGAATGTCCATTATAATTCCTCCTCAGCTTCTTTTTCATTAAATGTAATGCCACTTGTCCACTGTTCAAGGAAAATAAGATTCTCTAAACCTTGTGGGTTAATAACCTCAATAGGTTTAAACTCAAATTCTTTTTCATTTAAAGTCTCAATATCCTTACTTAGTTTTTTAACACCTTCTTTATTGAACTTGTATTCTCCTTTCTCGTCTGTCAAAAGGATTCCTTTATCGTCAGTTGCAGCATTATCCAAACGCAGTTCTTCACGTTGCTTATTGTATTCCTCGTGAAAAGGCTTAACTTTCTCATACAATTTGAATAATTTTTTTTGAACTTTGGTTTCCTGACTACCAAGAACGGCATTAATAGAAGCCACTAAAATGTTTAGGTCTTTGTACTTTTTTTTGTTTTCCATTTGATTAGATTTTAATATTAACGTACCTAAGGTACGCTAATGTAAAAGTAATGAATAAATATTGAACTAAGAAATAGTTTCTTCAACGATTGGTTCAGGCTCAGGTGTTGGTTCAGGTGTAGGCTCCGGAGGTACAGGAGGTACATAATCACCTGTGATTATAACATCAATTTCAGTAGCTACCCAATTATAAGCATAGTCATTTGTAGCCCAATTATCATAAACTTCGCCTGTCATTGTTAAGTTACCTTGTTGTAATTGACTTTGAGTATCAGTTAAAAGTGCATAGTAAAAAGTAGCTGAAGTACTTAAATTGTCATTAATACAATAAGCGTTAAGGATTGTTGCCGTTCCTAAATTTAGTGGGAATACCACAGGTTCAATTGTTTTCATTTTTATTTTATTAAGGTTGTAAAAAAACTACTCTGTATGCAGGATAACCCGGAAATCCATATTTTATAATAAGGTTATTAGATAAATCATAAACAAAAAATCTTATAAAATAAGTTCCATCAGCCCAAATAGTACTATTTAAAAAATAATCATTATTATATACTCCATTTGTAGCCCATTCCAATGCTCCTGATGAATTATATATACCAACTTCTCTTACTTGATATCCCGGAGAAACTGTAAATGTAAAATTACTATCTAAGTATTGTGGACTAATAGGTCTTGGATATGTAGTTCCTGTATTATCAGGATAACAAATACCTACTTGTGATATAGAATAAACAAGATATTGGTTATTTTGATATGAATTTTCCTGCATACAAAATCTTCCAACATAACCAAATGTGTTTTGAAGAATAGTTTGTGTAGAACCATCAGGAGCCAAATAAGTAAAAAACGCACCTGTTGCTCCCGGAATAGATAATCTTGTTACATCATATAAATAAAAATTAGGTAAAGCACCTAATGCCGCACCTAATACGTCTTGGTATCTTGGACAGCGATTATTTGTGTAAGACTTAAATGGCTCAATGCTATTATCCATATAAAACCACTGATTCAAATCAGCTTTAGTCATAACTTCATTTGTACTTGAAGGTGCTGATGTAAGCGGATAAAGACCCATTATATTTGCATCTGAAAAAGTTATTAGTGCATTTGTGGTCCTCATTATGCTTCGTATTTTTGAAGTTTAAACTCTAATTCAGACACTTTGTTTTTAAGAATATCAATTTCGCTCTCTATTACTGATATCTTAGCAGTATGAACCTGAGAATATGACAAACCAAGGAAACCATCATTACCTTCTATAACTGCACTTGGTAATATTTCTTTTAAATCTTGTGCATAATAACCTAATTCTTGTTTGCCATTTTTAACATACATTCTTGCAACAACATTTTCAATTCCTTTTGGTTGTTTGTAATCTTTAACAATAATCTTTAATCTACTATCTGAAGTATCAAAGAAACCACCTGTTGAACGAACAGTACCATTCACATCTAATTTATATCCTGCATCTGTTGTAGTATTTATAAGAATATTACCATTACTTGCAACCGCAAATCTTGTAGATGCTGCATTTGTACTATAAATTTCAAAAGCCGAACTAATCAATATAGAAGCACCTATTCTATAATCCGAGTTTGCATCGTGAGTAGACTTAAAACGCATTGTAGCTTCATTCGAAGTAGTTTGGTTAATAAATATTCCATAATTACTTGAACCACTATAATCAATTTGAAATCTTGTAGCAGTAACCGCAGAAGTAGTATTTAATCCAATCCTTGTTCCATCATCGTATAAAACTCCATTTCCTAAAGATGTTCCACCTGTCCACTTAGAATGATATCCACTTGTTCCACTACCTGTAACACCACTTCCTCCACCACCTCCAATAGTAGTACCATTTATTTGAAATACTCCATTAATGTTTACATTACCATTTACTTGTAATGCACCACCACCACTAATTCCACCTGTATTTATGAATACATTTCCAACACCATTTATTGTCATTCTTTCTACTAAAGATTGACTTGTATTAGCTGTAAAAAAATGCAAAGCACCGCTATTTCCTGTATCCCAATCTCCGTGTATTCTACTTGTATTATATACTCCCGCATAATTAACTCTAAAAGTTAATGCAGAACCATATCCTGAAGTGTTTTCATTATACAATGTTACTCCACCTGAATTATCTGCTGCATTTCTTGCAATAGTTAATTTATCATTTGGACTACTTGTTCCGATTGCCGTATTTCCATTACTACCTATAACAAATCTATAAGCACTTGCGGCATTATCATAAATAAGTAAATTATTAGAAGCTCCTGATTGTGAGTTCCAAATCTGCATTGAATTTGCATCATTAGAATTTCCTAATATTAATAAACTGCCTGAACCTATTGTTAAATTACTTGTAAACCTTCCTGTTCCATTAATATCTAATTTATATCCTGCATCTGTTGTTGTATTTAATAATAAATTTCCATCAACACTAAATCTTGCTTTGTTTGCTCCGTTTGTTCTAAAAATTAATGGATGATTAGACTGTGTTCCTACAATACCTGCAGAATTAGAATTATCTGCATCTAAAAATATATGAATACCACCCGAGTAAACAGATATAAAATTATCAGTAGTATTTGGACCTTCTACTCTAAGCACTTCAGCACCAACAGAAGAAAAAAATCTACCTTTAGCACTAACATCAAGTTTGTATCCTCCGTCTGTAAGAGTACCTATAAGTACATTACCACCTCCTGTAATGTTTAATCTTGGTAAATCATTTGTAAATAAATGTAAAAATCTATTTTTATCTGTACCAAAACTTACTGAATAAGGTTGTGAATTTGAAGGAATAATAGAACCACCTACAGAACTATCAACTCCAATAATCATACGACCACTTGTATTGGTCATATCTGCATATTGATAATCAGTACCCCTTCCTGTTGCATTAAATACTGCTGAAGCCGTTGCACCAATTACTGAACTAAAAGTTTTAGTACCACTAATTGTTTGAGTAGTATCAAGAGTAACATAAGTATTAGAATCAACAGAACCATCTGCTTTTAAAAATTGTAAAGATGTCCCTCCACTTTTAATTAAAGAAGACGCAGTAATACTTGAAGTAAATGTAGCAGCACCATTAGCTTCAATTTTAAATCTTTTTGCAAGTGTACCTCCAACAATTGTTCTAAATTCTATTTCACTTGTATTTGGTGCTGAGCTTTCAGCAAATATTTGAACTGCTTTAGTAGCTGATTGATAAAAGTTTATTGAATTACCATATCCAAGAGTACCACTATTTGTTAAATCTAATCCACTATTACTATTATTTACATTTACACTAAAGTTAGCAGTTGTTCCAACTAAAGCACCTGTTAAAGTACCACCTGCTAATGGAAGATAATTACCTAAAGCAGATGCTAAAGCGTAAGTATTAGTATCTAAAGCAAAAGTTCCCGACGCAGTCATTTTTACAAAAGAAGTAGACGCAAAAGTTAAAGCTGCTAAAGAAGTTAAATTAGTAGAACCTGCTTGCTTATTATTAAATGTATTCCAATCAGTGCTTGACAAAAATCCATTACTTGCTGTACCTGATTGAGTGATACTTATAGCACCTGTAGTATTGTTATACTGAATAGGAGCTGTACCACTTAATGACGCTAATGTTATAAACGATGCACCATTAGTTAATTGGCTTGTATTAGTTGGTATAGTAATAACACCTGTAGTGCTATTGTAAGCACCACTACCTGCAGTAAAACTTAAAGCTGCACGTGCTCTACTATCTAAATAATATTGATTAGTAACTCCTTCAGGAATATTGTCAGTTGTTAAGCTAACAGCACCTGTCTGTCCATTTACACTTACTACAGCGTCTGTATTATCTACCTGCTGCCAAGCTGTACCATCAAATATTGCCCAATCCCCTACGAACCAATCTGTGATTCCATCAAGGTTTGTTGTACCTGCAACACTTACAATATAGTAATATCCTCTTACGCCAACTCCACTTGCTAACGCAGGTGTATTAGTAGAAGCATTCCAAGTACCTTGATAAATTGTACTACCAATCAAACCATTGATTTGATTCTGTAGCTTACCAAATGCTGTAAGCATTGTGTCAGTCGCTTGAACTGTTCCTCCTGTTATATTAACTCCCGTAAGAACCTTTCCTGTTACTGAAGCATTATTTAAAGTAACTGCAGCAGCACCCGGACCCGTTGCTGTAGCCTCACCCGTTAAACTTGTAATATAATTACCTGCCGCTTGTTTATTATTAAAAGTAGTCCAATCAGTTGAACTTAAATATCCATCCTGACTACCACTTGATTGTTGAATTGTAATGTTTGGCGTAGAACCACCGCTTGATGCTAATGGACTACTTGCAGTAACGCTACCTACTTTAGTATTAAATGTTGACCAATCAGCAGCGCTTAATGCACCACGATTGGCAGCACTTGCTGTAGGTACGTTCAATGTAATTACAGGAGTTGTAGTACTATTTACAACAGTTGAACTTAAATCTGTTCCTGTTGTACCTAATGTCAATGCAGCTACTGATGTAACTGTACCAACAAATTGGTCTGTATATTGTGGAATATTAAGTGTAGCACCTACTAAAGTAGCAGCACCACTTGTTCCTGTTGTTGTTAATGTTAAAGCGTTTTGCTTAGCATTAAAAGTACTCCAATCAGTTGAACTTAACTTACCTGTATTTGCAGCCGAAGCCACAGGTAAATTAAAAGTATGTGTATCTACAAGTGAATTTATATTAAAGTCAGTTCCGCTTGTTCCTGTGGTTAAGTTTTGTACTTGTGCAGTCAACCCATTTATTGCAGTGATTCCTGTTGTAAAGGTTGTTATAACTTGACACAAATGACTATTTTCAGTATGTAAAGTAATTGTTCTACCTGCCGTTGTTACATAAATACGAACTGCTAATCTATCCGTTAATGTTAAAGCTGTTTGAGGAACAGCTAAAGCATTAAAGTAAGCCTCTATACTTGTTCCGTCATTAATTAATTTAGGGCTTGCACTATTAGATGCTATTAAAGTAAAAACAACACCATCATATTTATATAGTTCAATATAGAATGTAGGAGAACCACCACCTGAACTTGCATTAAAATATGTTTCAAAATTCCAATTACCTGCAGGGATTTGTAATAAAGCAGGGTCATTAACATCTGTTAAAAAAGATGCTATATAACCATTCGTACTTCTTGAAAAATCTGTACCCGCACCTATTACAGGTACTTTATTCATTTCATAATAAGTAACACCGCCTATTGTACCTTGATTAATTGAACCATTCAAATAATAAGATACAGAAGCACCACCACCGCCACCACCTGTTGGCAAAACAGCTAAAGTACCATCACCTCTAACATACTGAGAAGCATTACCTGCTCCTGTTATTGCAATCGTTCCATTGGCAGTCAATGGACTATTAGCGACATTAAATGCACTTGGCATAGATACACCTACCGAAGTAAGTCCTAAGTCAGTCCAAGAAGCCGTAATCGTTCCTGCGTCTTGCTGAGTTAATGTTAATGTTTTTGTTCCTGTACCTGTAACTGCAGCACTAATAATACTATCATTATATGCAGTATCCCAATTGCCTGAATTGTCAGTAATATATGTAATAGTTCCGGCAGTAGACTTAACTAATCCGGTTCCACCTAAATAATTTTGCTTACCATTAAAAGTAGTCCAATCGGTACTGCTTAAGTAACCATTTTGACTACTATTTGCGACTTGAATACTAAATACCCCTGTAACATTATCATATCCTAAAGGAGATGTAGCACTTAAAGCTAATCTTGCTCTGCTATTTAAGAAATATAAATTTGTTGTACCCTCAGGGATATTGTCAGTTGTAAGACTTACCGCTCCTGTAAACCCATTTACTGAACTAACTGACTCAGTATTGTCTACTTTTTGCCAAACACTTTCGCTAAATATAGCCCAATCACCAACTTGCCAATCAGTAATACCATTTAAGTTGGTATTACCTGCTACATTTACAACATAATAATGACCTTGTACACCCACGCTACTTGTTAAAGTAGGAGTATTAGTACTTGCATTCCATACCCCTTGGTATTGAACGCCACCTACTAATGCGTTAATTTGACTTTGAGTTTTTCCAAATGCAGTTAATATGCTATCAGAAGCATTGATTGTTCCTGCTGTTGGATTAAATCCTGTAAGCACTTTACCTATTACAGCAGCATTGCTAACTGTAGCAGTTGCCGAACCCGGTCCACTTGCTGTTACTTCACCTGTTAATGCAGTAATATAATTGCCTGCATTTTGCTTGCCATTAAATGTAACCCAATCAGATGAACTTAAAAATCCACTTTGACTTCCGTTTGCTTGCTGAATGCTAAATACACCTGTTGCACTATTAAATAATAATGGTGATGTTGCAGAGTAAACAGGTAATGCTACCCATTTAACGCCTGTAACTGTGCTTGATAGCACAGTACCTGCTGCTCCTACAGAAGCATCTCCATCTGTAATAGTACCATCAATTGTAATATTGGTATTAATTGTTGCAGTATCTGTATCAACATCTAACGCTTCAAGACCTGCATCTAATATAATACCTGTAGTAGAAGTATTACCTTCTTCTAATACTTGTTGTAAATTAGGAGTAAAAATTGGAGGAAGGGTAACCCATTCTACAAATTCTCCTGTGCTTGTAAGTACTTGACCCGCTAATCCAATTGAATCCTCTGAATCAAATAAGCCACCTTGAATATGAGTATCTCCTACAAAATAGCTATTTAAAAAATTTGCGGTATCTGTTACCTCAAGATTGGTAGTAGTAATGGTACCAATTAAGTTAATATCTTGCGTAGCTGTATTGCCATAATCTAAAACACCCTGCAAGTTATTTGCGGGTATGACAGGAAGAAATACATCTAACAATTCTTGCAGCGTAAAGTTATACGTTACGTCTTCTATTTCACCACCAACGCTTGTACCAATTAGCTTGTCGGCCAATTTAGGTACGGGAGCGACTTCGTATGTACTAATCTTTGACATCCGCTATAAAATTTTTTAATGTACTACTTTCAAATAATCTCCTGTTCTATATAATTGACCTTCTGTTAACCCGGCTAATAAAGCTGCTGCATTATCTGCATACACAGGCACATCAGCAATAACAATAGCCGGAGAATTAAAGTTTGCCTCAAATAAAGCTAACAAATCTGCCGGAGTAAAGTTATAGGTTGCATTTGCAGGTGCATTACCAACCCTTGTACCTACAAGTTTATCATTTAACTGCGGTACAGCATTAGTAGGATACGAATTAATTTTTCCCATTTTGCTTTTCTTTTTGAGTCACCTCTCCCGTTTGCATATTAATTACTGAATCAGCACCATACTTTTCAATAAGAACTTTCTCATTGTTAGTAAAGGCTTCAATAATACTATGAGCCTGTTTGATTAACCCTTGTTTTTGCAATTCAAGTTCGCCAAGACCAATTTTAATCTTAGTGTACTCTGCTGAACCTGTCTTAATAAATTCTAATTCTTCTGCTGTTAAGTTTGCCATTTAATTTGATTTTTTAATTTGTACAAATATAGTAAATAAAAATTATCATTTTCTTCCGAATCTCCATATAAGCCAAAGGGAAATAGGTATAAGCATTAGCCATATATAAAATAGGTAGTTTGCTTTCTTGTCAACCTTCTTGTCAAAGACCTTAGATTTAACGTCTTTCTTGACTGAAACCTTATTCTCAACTGACTTAGAAACAGTTACCTTGGACGTATCCACTACTTGCTTGCGTGCCTTCTTTATCTTAATAGTGGCATTGTAATACTTCTTGTCCCCTATAATAATAGGTTTAGCTGTATCAATAGGTACTATCTCAACTTCTTCAGTCTCCTCATTAATAGAAATAGCGTTCTGCTGAACAGAAACGCTATCTTTCTTTTCGACAGCCGTGCTGTCGATATATGTTTGAACCTCCGTCTTAGTCACCATTACCTTTCTTGAGGCACAAGAGAATAGTAAGGAACTAACCAACAATAATGTAAGATACTTCCTCATATATTATTAGATTAATACAAAGCCATTCTTGTCAACTTTGCCTGCTTTATGTAATGATTGTAATTCTGCAATAGACTTACCAAGTGTTTTTTGAAAGTGAGGAGCGTCTACGAATTTCCAATCACCACCCCACTCATAGCCATATCTTTTAAAAATAGCTACAATTTCTTGCCAATCACTCTTGCCATCACCATCAAAGTCAGTCTTCAAGTCCCAACTTGCAGCCTCAAAAGTACCATTCTTATCTTTGTCTACTAAAAGCACAATGTCAATAGCTAAGCCATAGTTATGGTAAGACTGACCGCCTTTAGCTTTAGTAACAATAGCACCCGGCTTTGTTCTTCCTTGAGCAAACAATCCGTCCTGCTCAGCAAATGTTCTAAGCGTATAAGCAAAACGACAAGCTGCTGTGCCTGTTAAAGCTGCAACAATCTCATCATACATAGTTAACGCTTCATCTCTTAACTTAGGGTGGAGCAATTGGATTCGCTCTAATGTTTTTTCGTCTTTCATTATTCTTCTTTTTTAGTTTCGGTTTCTTTAAATCCTTTAATTAATCCTGTTACTGACTCAATGGTAGTAAGCCCTAATGCTACAGCACTAAGAGCGAATGTTGCCCACACAAGTGAATCAGCCGGAGCAAACTCCCCGTGTGTCTTTGAATTGTCATATAGGGTGTAAAAAAGAGCAAACGCTCCTATTATACCTACTAATCTTTTGCTTGACGTTCCACTTTCTGAGGAAAAAAACCCTCCTAACCAACCAAATATCTTCTTCATATTAATTATTTATTGTAAAAAACTGAACTACTATTACCAAAATTAACGCCATTTTTTGAATAAAATCCCATCCATCATCGTGATATTTATATTTAATTGGCATATTTAATCTCTCCTCATATCTTAAACGATACTCATTTGCCTTTAATGTCAGTACGTTTTTAGTACTATCACTTGCTATTAAAATAGAATCATTTACTTTAATGCTACTATCAACTAACTTCTTCAAAGAATCTATTCTATTCTTATTAATCTCGTATGATTTATTTATTTGCTCTCCTTGCTTTATTGTCATCAAAATAACAGAGTCATTGCCTATCTTCTTAATAATTGGATATTGGCAATAACTTGAATTTATTATTAGTGTCAGCAATAGCAGAGTCAGAGTTAGCCTTAAATACATTTAATTCTACTTTTAAATTGAATACTTCTTCTTTTAAATCAACAATCTTATTGACTGTCTGAGTCACAATAGCGCTTTCTTTTTTAGCAGCAGCAGCTTGTGCTTGAGTAGTTAACTTGTTTTGATTGTCTACATTTTGCATCATCTTCTCAAACTCCATCTCCTTCTTTTGCTCTTCACTTACATTCTGAGTCATAGCTTGGCAAGATGTCAACACAATCATAAATATTAAATACCTCATTTTATTTCTTGTATTTTACCTAACTGCACAAGCGTACTTAACTTAGTGCTTGTAACAGCCTTTAATGAATCACTTCTTCTTAAAGCATCACTAACTACATCAACTCTATTCTCTAATTTTTCAATCCTAATGTTTTGAGAAACACCTTGCTCTTTGAATGTTGTCTTGATGTCTATGTATAAATACCCAATAGCCATAAGGACAATAAACAAAGTAGCCACAACGGGATTCTTGCTAAACTCTTTAAATGTCACAGGCAACTTTAGGTTGTCTGTAGCAGTGTCTGTTATTTTATCACCTATTGATTTCTTTGCCATTGTATTTATTTTATTTTCCTTGACCCCTATAAGGTTTCTTATACAACTTACTATTCTTGTTTGTACTTGTTTTGCTTTTAGCAGCAACACCTCTTGTCTTTGACTTCTTTACATAAGAAGTACTGTTTGTAATTTTTGCCATTACTTTTTAACTATAAATTCAGTGATAACTTTTAATGCACCTAATCCAACCAATGTAACCAACGCATAGAAGTAAGACTTATACTTTTTAAGTTCTGCCTTAACATCACCTAATTCTTTCTTTACTTCTTTAAACTCGCTTATCAAACCATTTGAATCTTTATCTATAGGGTTACCGGCCAAAAGAGTGTAGACATCTTTTAACATAGTCTTCATCTCAGCCATATTGCCCTTAATGGACTCTAATTCTTCTGCCATAATATCAAGTCTATTATTTTCTTGGTTGTTCATCATAACAATCAAATTACCAAAGTGCGTTAATAAGAGTTGCTGTTGTACCGCTACCGCTTGAGTGAACCTTTACTACCTGAACAGGTAATACGGTTCCAACAGGAACAGCAGTAAATGTAACTATATCTTGACCAATGGTTGTAACTCTTACGTTACCTGCACCACCTACATACAAGAAACATCCCGGATTTCCATTAGAAGTCTGAGGACTTGCTTGATAGATAGTATATACTTTACCACTTGCAGCAAAAATATCTGCATTTAATACAATCACAGTTGCGCTTGTTACAGATACAACAGTTGCAGCACTACCATCAGTTGTATTATACACAATATCACCTGTCTTTACATTCAAATTAATAAAGTTACCTGTTGTGTTTACCAATTGATTAGCAACAGCACTTGTATTAGTACCTGAGCTAATAAGAGCAGGGTATGGCACGTTTGCGTTGTCCGTAGGGATAACAGTTAATGCTCTTGAAAATGTTGTTTTAAAAACTGACATATTTTTTATTTTTTATCTTGATAAGGAAATGCTCTATTTAATGCGTCTCTGCGTTGCTTGCAACCACAATCTTTACCTGCTGCTTTCGCTACAGTCTCTACTACCTTCTTAATGCCGGTAACAGTTGTGATTTTTTCAATGGTATCGCCAAGACCTTTACTTTTTTGTTGCTGTTGCATTTGATTAGATTTTAAATATTTGAAACCCTTCTACCCATACCAACTCTTGACTTCTCAGCTTTCTTAGAGGCAAGTTTAGAAGGACTTATTTCCGATTTTGTTTTCGGTGTCTTTGAAGACACTCTTCTTGTTGGCCTGCAATATTCATTGCTACCACCTGCACCACAGGCTTTACCACTCTTGGTATCCTGCCACTTCTCTTTCTCCCATCTTTTCAAACTACTACCTGCTTCAGTCTTTCTCACAACACCTGACCCCTTTCGACATTTAGCAATGGCTTGTGAAGCCCTTGCCGATGGAAAGACATCGTACGATGCTTTAACTTTTCTATAACAGGCGTCCTTTGGCATATTATTTCTTTTTCTTAGGAATTACTCCCTTAGCAATTAATATGTCTTTCTTTGTTACTTTACCATCTCCACTTACGTCAGGGAAACTTTTCTTTGCTACTTTTTTAACAACTTTTTTCATTAGTATTTTCCTTTACGATTTTTAGGACTGCTTGCAGTTGAACCGCCTTTGCCTGCCCATAAATTTTTACACGCCCAATATCTTGGTGTTAACTTGTCATTTGCTGTGTCGCAACTATGTCTTGCTCTAAAACTCTTACGAGCTGCAGCAGAATAGTTATGACCATAACCTTTTGCTCCAAAGTGGAGGAGTTTTTCCTCCCCTCCGGAACAGGCTTTAACCATTCTTTTCTTTCCCGGTCTATCCGAAGCAGTAGGACGGTTACATTGCATTTTTGACTTGTCGGCCATCGTAATTAGTTTCTAAAATCACGTCTTGCGTGACCCGGATACTGAACTACTTTCTTTGGTTCAGGCATTGCATATGCATCTTTAGGAGCTGCTGCTTTTTTTATTTCAGCAATCGCCTCTTCTGATATTTGCACATCATCCTGAAGTAACTCATCAATTAATTTTGACTTTGCCATAATTTTTTACTTTGCTTTTTTAACTAATTTTTTAGCTACACCTGCAGCTTTTACAGCAATCTTAGCGCCTTTAGAAGGAACACCACCTGCCATAGCTAATGCTTTGCCTTTTAATGCGTTCTTGATTTGCGGTCCACCACCTGAAGGCATTTTCATTCTTGATGATGCCGGTAAATTTGGAGTTGATTTCATCTTTTTAGTTTTTAATTTTAATAACTTTGTAATACAAATGTAATAAAATTTAATTAAATGAAATCACACCCAACCGACTATCTAAAATTTTGGAGGGTCATCAGGTATTATGTTAAGTCAAAGCATAAATTAAGCCAAGCCGACCTCGACATCCTATTGTTCTTATACTCAGAAAGTTACTTTGGCAGAGAGCAATTTGAAGATTTTGCCGAGCTTGTTAGTTGGGACAAGTCAAGATTTGGAAGACTACTTAAGCAAGGATGGATTGAGCGTTTTAGAATGAGAGCAAAGAACAGGGCACTATACCAACTAAGTGATAAGTGCAAACGCCTTATTGTTGACATCTATAAAAAACTAAACGGGGAAGAAATCCCCGTTAGTAATTCGTATAACACAATGTTTTTAAAGAATGTGTCCTATAACGATAAGGTCTATCGCAATATGATTCTTGAAATGAACGCATATAACAAAGCCAATAAGTATAGGTCACCAAAAGGTGAGAACAAAGAAGACGATTAAAGCACCACCACCACGTCACGCTCTGAGATAATAGTATATTGCAAATCATCTATCAGCATCGTGAAGCTATGCGCCTTGTCATAGTACAACTCGTCACCTTCGTCAATAACACTTACGTCAGTGCCGGGTGCTATCACCGATGCACGCTTATATCTAAGCTGATTGGTATCCTCACCTGACAATATCAGACCGCTCTCAGTAGTTACTGTCTCTTGTATGTCTTTTACTACAATGTATTTGCCAATTGGTTTCATAATTTAATTTAATTGTGATGTTCCACGTGGAACATTTATTGCTGTTGCTCGTATGTACGAGCCATTGTGATAATTGCATTAGTGCTTAGGATTGTGACAGCTACGCTGACAGCATTTTGAAGCGCTGACCTTGTAACTTTTAACGGGTCAATAACACCCATCTCAATCAAGTCACCCATTTGACCGGTCTTAAGGTTGTACCCGTGACCAACAGGTGTACTATCCTTGTACACATCGCTTGGTTTAAGTCCTGCGTTAGCAAGTATTTGTTGGAATGGAGCCATAAGTGCATTACGAACAATGCTTAATGCAGCATCATACTCAGCACTATTACTTGATTCACCCAACTCAGCACTCTCGTCAAGTAATGCCTTACCTGCTCCCGGTAAAATCCCTTCCTCAAGAGCCGACCTTACTGCACACACAGCGTCATCAACTCTGTCATACAACTCTTTTTGCTCCAAGTCAGTCTGACCGCCCACAAAAATAACACCTATGCCACCCGTAAGTGACGCAATACGCTCCAATAAAAAGTCTTTGTCACCTTTCTTAGTCGCTTCTTTATGCGCATCCCATAACTGCTTAACTCTTTCCTCAACTAATTTCAGGTCAGCCTTAGCCTCACTACGAATAATAATTGTTTTGTCTTTGCTCACTATTACTTTAGCAGCGTGACCCAAGTCAGCATAGTTGATATGGCTGATGTCGTCACCCGTCTTCTCACTAAAGTATGTCGCTCCTACACTAATGGCAATGTCTTGCATCAACTCGTGCTGCTTGTATCCAAAGTTAGGCGGAGGAACTGCAACTACTTTTAAGTTACCCTTAACTGAGTTAGCTGCAAGTGTGTTCACAACATTTGTATTACACGGAGAGATAATCAACAACTTCTTGCCCTCAGTAATAATTGGCTTCAATACATTCTCAATCTGAAGTATATTCGCTATCTCCATATCAGCTACCAAAACCATCACGTCCTCAAACACACACTCGTCTTTCTTTTGGTCGTTGATAAACATCGGGCTTAAATACCCTCTGTCAAATTTCAAACCTTTAGTTGTCTCAGCATATGTCTCTGCCGTTTGGCTTCTTTCCACTGTGACAATACCCGTCTTACCCACGTCCTTATAAACCTCTGATATGATTCGTCCAATCTCTCTATCATTGTTAGCTGAGATAGCTGCCACATCTAATAGCATACTACTGCTGACCTTCTTAGCCTTACGCTTTAACTTGTCCACCACCTTGCTTGTTATGTCCACCATATGTCTCAGTACCTCAGTTCTGTTCATATCATCTTTGATATGCTCAAGTCCTCCAAGTACTAATCCCTCTGTCAAGACAATAGCCGTTGTCGTACCATCACCTGCTGAGGTTGCTGTCTTATCTGCTGCCTCTTTCATCATCTTAACTGCCAAGTTCTCACTTGGGTCAATCAAGTCAATTGACTTAGCAACTGTGACACCATCCTTAGTAACTGTAATGCCGTGTGTGTGATGTGGACTTTCAATAAGCACAGTGTTACCACTTGGTCCGAGTGTTGACTTAACAGCCTTGGACATCTTGACAACGCCACTGATAAGTTTCTTTCTTCCATCCGAACCGAACTGCAAATCCTTGGGTGAGTACCCAATACCTGATGTTTCTACCATTTGATTTGATTTTTAATTGTATGGTACAAATATAGTCAATACGTGGTATATTAAGTGGTATTTTGAAAATAAATTTATGCCATAAGGTAGATTGCACCCGTTAGGGTGATAGGTCTATGTCGGTTTTTGAAAGAATAATGTCGTTTTATGACGATTAAATGTCGGATATTAAAAAGTCGACATTGGCTGAAACGTAATGTAGTAAAGGGTTTACTATTATTTACAACACCTTCGTGTCGTAAATGCGAATAAAATTCCCCTATTCTTCTATATATATTCCCTCCTTTTATTATTTTTTTCCCATATTATTTTCTCTTAAAAATCGACATTTTCGACATTAAAAGAATAAAGTATTAATAATCAATAAGTTAGAAAAATAAAATCGACATAAAATCGACATAAAAACAGGATGAAAATGTCAATATTGACATTGATAGGTATAAAAACAAAGAGAGCTCAATAATGAGCCCTCCTAATTTACCGAGTTGATTTACTTTAGGACTAATCCATTTCCGGTCCTTCCATCATCTCAGTCTTAATGTTACCTAAGTAAACAGCCTCAGCCATCATCTGAACCTTCTCTGCTTTCTTAACTACCTTCTTTAAATCAGCAGCTTGACGAATGCCGGTCATACCATCAGGACGATTGTTAATTAACATACCGTCACTAACATTCAAACCAAAGCCTGCACCCTTCTGTTGGTAGATGCTGTTTGATAAGTCTGCCTTGTAAACAGAATTTCCAAATTTTAATTTCATAATAATTGTTTTTGAAGTGTGAAATATTTCAGGGTAAAGATAAAACTTTTTCAGATACTCATAGTGTTTGGGCTATAGGGGGTTTTTGGCGATAGGACCCCCGACAGGAAATGACTTTTTTTTGACGGGTACGGGTACACGTTTTAAACTTTCCTTGCTAATTTTTTAGCTTTTTAGTAGCGCCATCGATGGAAAGGAGCGCCTTAGTCCGCTCCTTTCCTTGCCCGTCCCTCGTAATACGTACAACGAACCGCCTGAGACTTGCTTATTCGCTCCCGTCACCGCCATTGCACCGCCTTTTGTGTCTTCAAAGACACTAAACGAGAGAGAAAGGGACAAGAGAGAGGCTTTAGACCCTCCTCCGTCTATTCATTGCATAAACTTTGTACATTATTCAGCGCCTTGAATAGCCTTATCCTATTGAGTTTCCACATATCAAATAAAAAAAAGATTAAAAAAGTTTTGCAGTATCAAGTAATGAACTATATTTGAGAAAGAATTAAACAATTAATAATCAAAATTTAAACACTATGAGTCAATTACTAAGCATCGAAAGCAGTTTCCTGAATCTGCCGATAGTCAAGCAGAGCTTGAACTTGCAAGAAATTAGGAGCGTTCAACGTACCATCGTAAACGCTAAGAAGAAAAAGTTTGAACAAACTTTGGCCTTGAGTGAATTGGTAATTAAGGCGGTAACGTGGTTTCAATCAGAAGACGGCCAACGTGTATGCGCTGAAGAGGGCATCAGTTGGACGAATGAGGAGATTGGACAGAAAGTTTTTGGATGGCAAAAGTCTTTTTTCTACAAAGTAGTCAAGGCCGGTAAACTAAAGGTAGAACGTGAGGAAATAGTTGAGACGTTCGTGCTAAAGTGCAATGAGGCCGAGGCACGAGGTGAAGACCCGAATCGTTCACTTGAGGGATTATTGAAATTCGCTAAAGCGGTGGAATCAGGCGCTCAAGATGGTGGACAAGGCGAAAGCGAATTGGGTGACCCTGAAACAACGGGTGAGGCTCAAATTGAGACACGTGTTGAAACCATCCTAACATTCACGTACAAAAGTGAAGGCGGTAACGTATCAGTGCGCATCGATGCCGAGGGCAATGTGAAAACCACTAACAGCATCGAGCAAATTCGTGAGGCTATTTCGGTATTACAATTTTCAATCCAAAACCAAAATTCATAACTATGAGCGGAATTATCTACCAAACAACGGGTCAACGTGACCGAGCGGTGGTGCAAAGTTACCACCATAAACCGGCACCATTATTTTTGAACAAGACTAAGCACGTTGTTGACGTTGCCGGTCTTAAGAAAGCCGACCAACGTACGGCTATCAAGTTCGAGGGTCAAGACATTGAGGCTAAATTCACCATTGGTTTCGAGGTTGAGAAAAACCAATTGCATCGTGGTGCGGTGCGTGAGTATGAATTGTTTTGCGGTTTCGAGCGTGATGGGTCTTGCGGTTACGAGGCGGTGACCCACGTGCTCCCATTGTTGCCGAGCGGTCAATGGCGCACTAAGGTCTATGATATGATGCACAAGGCTGAAAAGATTATCGATGATAGATATTCGCCATCAGATAGACGTTGCGGTGGTCATATCACCATTGCGGTGGACGGGATGAGCGGTGACCAATTGCGTGAGGCCGTTCGTAAAAATTGCGGTATCATTTACGCCTTATTCAAGAAACGCCTTACGAACCACTATTGCAGTTACAACAATCGTATGCAGTCTTACAACGAGTGCACCAATTGGCATACTAAGTACCAATTAGCGCTCGTTAAGGGTGGTTGTCTTGAGTTTAGGGTGCCAAGCCGTTTCGAGTCAGTAAAGCAAATGATGAGACGCTATGAGCTGTTTTACGAGGTAGTTAACGCATCAGTATCAGGCACGAGCCACGAGGCGCTCCTTAAGAAACTTAAGCCGGTTATCGTGTCAATGTACAACGGGGATACGGCAAAGGCTGACGAGGTGCTAAGACTTGCTAAACTATTCAGGACGTACATTCTGAAAGGTGAGGTGCATCAGGATATTGCACAATACCTGACAAGGTAGCAACAACGGGAGTGTCTTCAAAGACACTCCCTCCGTAGCGGAGTGAGTGCTCCGCCTGACGAGGCCGAAAGGCCGAAACGGAAACCAATAAATCAAAATCAAATGGGACAATCAATTACAATCTTAGAATTATTAGCTATCGGCTTAGTAACCATCGTGTTGTATGCCTTAGTTAAAACTTTAGTTGAAACCTTTAAATCAAAGTAAGATGAGAAAAATCACAAGGGAAATCGTGGACGCCTTTCAAAACAGCCGTTCACTTAAAATTGGCAACAGCCGTACGAATGGCGAGAGCCTATGGCTATTCGACAATAAGATAGCTGAAATCAGGAGAGATGGCTTATGGATAACCAATGCCGGTTGGGATAGCGCAACCACAAAGGAGAGGCTGAATGGCTTATCAGGTGTCAATATCGTGCAACGTGGTGGGAGTTGGTACTTGAATGAAAGAAATTGGGATGGAGAATGGGTGAACGTGGATGCGTGGAATCAGGGAGCTGACTCAATCCCTGAGGGGAATGTTCAGGAGCCTGAGTTCGATGTCACGAGCGTATGGACGAATCAAGGGTACAGCAGACCGGTGTATGCGGTTTATCGTACGTTATTGGAGGATGGGTTAAGAGCGGTGGAATACTTGCTAAACGGGGAAGGGATACCATCAAGAAGGATGGAGTCAGATACTGAGGGAGTGTATCAACCTAACTACTTCATCGTGGTGCGTCCTCAAGATGTTCAAGCGAGTGCGAGTATTCTATCAGATTATTATCCGATTGAAGAAACGCCATCGTGTTGCTTAGCTAATTGTTTTTTTAGTGGGGATTATTAAAAGTGGGGGTGTCGTGTGGACGCAATTGCGGACACGCCTCACTCCGTCCCTGAGTGTGTTGCTCGGGCTGATGAGTCCTAAAGGACGAAACGGAAACCATTTTAATCAAATCAAGATGACAAAAGACAGCCAACAAATTATGGAGGAGTTGTTCGTGGTGTACTACGAGCAATGTCCAACGGCACGAATCAAGTACGCAATCTATGACCCGACAAAAACACAAGGGCATATTGTATTGTTAGATGAGTGGATGGAGATTATTTATTTTGCGGGAGCGGACTCGGTAAAGTTCACAATCGTGAGAGAGGATGAATGTTATTTCTTTGACAAGTACGTGGATGCGGTTAAGTATTCAAGTATGCCCATTGATGAGTTCAACGAGTATGTTTTATCAATCACCCTTTAAATCTAATCAAGATGACAAAAGAACAAATCACTGTTGCGCCTGAGAGAGAGCGCAATGAAATCATTCAGGATGTAATTGATAGGCTTATCTATCTACCTGATGAGAAGCTACAAGAGTACAAGCACTACCTTGACGTGCTCGTGTCGGTGTATCCAATCGATATGAAAGTTGAGGACGGAATCAGAATCTATCACGTAAAAAAATCAAAATGACAAAAGCAAATGACCAATGGGCGTGTTCGATATGTTCACGCCCACAAGGACGCCACGATATGTGGTTCGAGGATGACCTATGTGAAAGGTGCTACGAGAATCTACCAAGATGTAGAGGGTGTGGCACTAAGGACACAAAAGAAATAGTTGAAAGCAGATGTGACGCCTATGGCTACGGCACCGGTGATTGGTGTGACAAGTGCTATGATAGTGACAAGTATCCGTATCGTAAGGATAGGTACTTCGACCCATCGTATGCCGGTGAGAGGTTAGAGGATGATTATTAATTCTAAATCAAATCAATATGGAAAGTCAGCACTATTTTCAAATCTTCTATGCAAATGTATTGGTCTTGTCGGTTGTTGCATACTCAAAGTATGAGGCGATTGACAAGGCGTGTCAAAAGTTAGGGGGTGAGTCCCCTAACTACGATAGAAGAAAGTTCAGAGCCAAGAAGGTTTACTAAAAATAAATTTGGTAATGTCTAATTTATGTCGTATCTTCGTTCAAATCAAGTTCAATAATCGGGTTCTGTGTCTTCAAAGACACTGCCCACAAATCAAATCAAGTCTATGTGTGTAATTATTATCAAGCAGAAGGGTAAGAAAGTCCCTCAGGAGGTTGCAAAGACCTCCGCAAGAATCAATCCCCACGGGTTGGGGGTTGTGTGGTTAGATACGTTCGAGGTAACGTATCACAAATCAGCAGAGTACAAGGTACTCGATACAGCGAGGCCATTCATTGCTCACTTTAGATATGCGACCATTGGTGCTATCAACAAAGAGAACACGCATCCATTCAGATGCGGGAGCAATAAGAACGAGTGGTTGATGATGAACGGGACGATAAGAGAGTTGGGCAACCACAAGAAAAGTGACTCAAAGGTATTGGCCGAGAACTTGGGTGAGATACCACGCCATCAGTGGAAGAAAGAGTTGGAGCGTTACGAGTGTAGGTTCGTGTCGGTTAACACGCACAGCAGAACGTATCAGATGTATAACAAAGAGTTATGGGTTCAGAGAGATGGGGTTTGGTATAGCAAGGACAACGTCCTTGAGGATAACCTGATAGCGGTGTATGGTACGTTGAAGAAGGGGTATAGTAACTACAACCATTACTTGACAAGTTCAAAGTATGTGGGTAAGGGTAAGACCAAAGACAAGTATCCCTTGGTAGTTAGTGGACTACCTTATTTGATTGAGGAGCGTGGACAAGGGTTCAATGTGGAGGTGGATGTGTTCAAGGTGAGTGCGTCAGTACTTGCTAACTTGGATAGGTTGGAGGGTCACCCGACTTGGTATAGACGTAAGCAGATTGACATTCAGATGAAAGGCAAGGTGCTTAAGTGTTGGGTTTATTTCAACCTAAGAGAGAGGGCGAATGGTCAGACCTTGCATAGTACGTACACGCAAGCGCCAAACAGAGTTAAGTGGTACGAGGAGGAGGATGAGAAGGAGAGCGCAAAAGAGGTGAGTATATTTGCTAATATGGGTTACGAGGAGCCGAAGAGTGCGAGGCTGATAGATATTTTAGAGGATGAGTGTGACGATTGTGAGTTCGACATAACAAATGAGAAGCCCGTGTGTGTGAATTGCTTCCACGATTTGGAGCACGATATGTTTGCGAACTATCATTGTAGCAGTTGCGATGAGTGGTTCAGTGAGTCCGATGTGATTATGTTCAGGAACTAACCTGACTCAGGGTGGTGTCTTCAAAGACACTACCCTCCGTAGTAGAGTGATTGCTCTACCTGATGAGCTCAAAAGAGCGAAACGGAAATTATAAAATCTAATCAAGATGACAAAGTATTTTTTTAGTGACGTGCTATTCGTATTATTTTATACGTTAGTATTCGTATGTTGGGCATTCATTTTTGCCTATGGTATTATCCGATTAAATGAAAAGAAAAAAAACAAGCTATGAGTAAAACCTATCAAATCTTAATTGGAGCTATGCATTTTTGTGGGCAAGCGTTGTGGTTCTTCTTAGTATCAATCCCGTTAGCCATTACAATTTATATTTTATTACACTCAATATTTTTAATCAAATCAATATGCAAAAAAATCATTATCAGATGAGCGAGAGTGCGTCAGCACAAATCGAGATTGA